CTGCAATCATCCGTTCTTTTTCTCGTATCGCATGGCGCTTAGCCCTGCATCGTTCTCTAGCATTCATAAGAACCTCCATTTGTCCGGCACAGGCCGCTATATAAACGACCTGTAACTGACATTTTTCACACTAAACACCTTCTCGGCATAAAGTGGTAAAGCATCAGATTGTTAAAGAGCTGGCGGCTTCCGTTGATCTGGTGTGCTGCCGTGTTGATGTGGTTAAGATTACCTGTGGGTAATTTCATTGTCTATACCTGTGGGTAAATATTTTGGGTAAACAAAATTACCTCACTGAAAAGTAAGGTAATTTATTTTTTAGAAATTATTGAGGGAGTTCTGAAGCGTCTATGTATCGTGATGATTTTACAATTGCGGCAACATATGAGATCTGAGAAACATCTGTATGACGCATTGTTATCGGTGCATGTGATTGATTTACACTTATAAATTGGTAATAGCCATCTCTATCATAGCCTATTTTTTTTATCATGTTGTGGCCGCTTGAAGTTCGAATGAATACTTCATCTCCAGCGTAAATGGTGCGACTTGGCTCAACAACAACAAATTCACCTGAATTTATTCGCGGGAACATACTGTCTCCACGAACCTTTACAGCAAATGCTTTTGGGTCATCACTATAAATTCGGAGCCAGCCAGAAAGTTGCTCCATCATTTCTATTGAACCATCCACGCCCAAAACGGCCTCCCCAATGACCTCAACAATTCCATTTTTTACACTGCCAAAGAACTCAATCTCCTCATTGTAGCTCATAGGGATATTTGTGTTAGACACAAGATCATCCATCCATCCAGTTGGCAGCTTTAGCTTTGACTCGATGGCTTCTACCATTTCCTCCCCTATACGCTTTCTTCCTTTTTTGTCTTCAGGATAAAGCATTCTAGATACATAGCTTGGATCCACGCCTATCTCATTGGCAAGCGCGGAAGCTTTCCCATTAAACCTTTCATCTCGCAGCTGACGAAGTCGCTGCCTTCTAATCTCGAATTTATCCATCACTAAATTCTACTAAATGTTACCCGCTGGTAAATGACCTGCGGGTATTGCTTAATTGTATACCTACGGGTAAACTAAATTTCGTATAGATAATCGGAGGCATGAAATGGAAGAACTACGCATTTACCTAAATGCAATGTCTTCGGATGAACAGCGACTCTTCGCTGAAAGATGTGGAACAACAATTGGGTACCTCCGCAAGGCTTTAAGTCGCAATCACGAATTAGGCGCTGCCTTGTGCGTGTTAATTGAAACGGCTAGCGACGGCTCGGTAACTAGAAAACATCTTCATCCGCAGGACTGGACTCAAATTTGGCCAGAGTTAATGGCCGCATAAGCAACACCGCTCTTTAAACAATCTGATCTCTCACCCTATGCCGAAAAGGCGTTTGGTGAAAAACCCAACCACCTAACCGGTGGTGTAACTATTTATTCAACAAAGGAAGTATCACAAATGGAACATGCAAGTTATAGCAAGCGCATCAACGAAGTGGAGACAGAACTCCGCTGCCGGATGATGCAGAAGACTAACAGAGAGTTAGCAAAGCAAGCAGGGTGGCACGAATCGAAAGTAAGCCGCCTCAATATCCGCGACATGGCAACCATGTTCGTACTGCTAGAGAAGGTATGGGAAACCAGTTTGATTCGTGAGGTAGCGCGTCAGGCTGTGGAATCGGTATTGCCACAAAAGAAAAAGTCGCCAACTGCTCGAACAGCTGACGACTCTCAGATCACTATGAATTTCTAGTACTGGATCAATTCACAGGAGTAATTATGTCAGGACAAACTAAACAAGTAAACATTGATCTACGGAGCGGCGATAAGTTTGAAACCGTTTATCCATTTATATTTATCACCACTGATTACCAGTCATACAACGGCGATGTCATCACTGATGAGCGATGGATTGGTGGATGTAGAAAAACATCTGAGCCAGCTGATTGTGGTTATGGTGATCAGATGGTTTATACCGCCGACGCTGAAGGAAAAAGAATCCTAGAGGTTCTTTCTGTCGCTGAAATGCCGGGTAAGTGGCAACGGCGAATTATTTATGCCTGTCATCTTATTGACCCTGAAGGGCGAGAGAGGAAAGGCAGGAAAGCATACACAGTGACAGAAACACGATTCATCGCCATGTCCAAAGGTTACTTCACTGATTACGAAGTGGAGGATTCAGAATGAATACCGCAGAGGTAATAAGATTTCCCAAGAAAACCGAACAACCAGGGGGGCGTATGGCTGACCTGTCCAATGGGTACACAAAGGTCGCCAACGAGATACAGCAGCTTAAACCGCGCCTCAGGATGTCAGGCAGGGAATGGCAATGTTTCGAGGCGGTGATCTGGCTCACCTACGGATGGAATAAGAAACAGGACAGGGTGACGAACACGGTAATCGCCGAGCTGACAGGTTTGAGCGACACACATGTATCGGACGCTATCAGGGCTTTAGCAGAGAGGAAAATTATCTTTAGCCAGAAGCAGGGAATGATGAAACTTGTTGGGGTAAACACTGAATTATCTGGCTGGATTTTAGACAAACCGGAAACGGGAAGAAAATTCCCGAAAGCGGGAAAATCCTTCCCAGAATCAGGAAAAAGGTTCCCGAAAACGGTAGACACCCAATACAAGAACAAGAACAGTAATAAAAACCCTTCGTCCGATGATTCTCTCGAATCACCTGACAAGCCCATTTCAAAGTTTCTCTCAGCTCATCCAGATGCGTTTGTTTACTCAGCCACTGGATCCAAGTGGGGAACTCAGGAAGACGACAGGGCTAGTCGCTGGATTTACGAGAAGGTCTGCGTGGTTGATGCCTCAGCCAAAGAACCTAACTGGGCGGACTGGGCAAACGTAGTTCGACTGATGAGACAGCAAGACAACCGAACGCACAAAGAGATTTGTGAGTTATTCCTCTGGGCAAACCGAGATTCGTTCTGGTGCTCAAACATCCTATCCCCAGCAGCTCTGCGGAAAAAATGGGGAACCCTATCTGCCCAGATGGGCAAACCAAACCGAAGCCAACGACCAAGCGCTGATCCGGTACCGCACTGGAACAGCAAAGAGTCATGGGAGGATTTCATATGACACATCGACTGATGAGCGCTATCGCAAACCGAGATGGTTCGGCGCTGGCCAGAATGTCTAACCCAGCTACACAGGCAATGCAGGGGGTAGTTAATCCGGATGCTGAAAACTTGGTTGATGCTCTTTTTCGCCAGCTAAAGCAGGTGTTCCCAGCGGCAAGCCAAACCAACCTGCGTAGACCTGAAGACGAGAACGCGGCAAAAAAACAGTGGATTGCTGCATTCGCTGAGAATGGAATCCGAACCAGAGAGCAGCTATCGGCAGGGATGCAACACGCACGATCCAGTGAGTCTCCGTTCTGGCCTTCACCCGGTCAATTTATCGCATGGTGCAAACAGGGTGTTCTGAAAGCTAACGGATTGCCAAGTAGCGAGGAGTTGTATGGCCTAGTGATGGAGTACTGCGCTAACCGTGGATTGTATTCGTCACCCGAGTCCTATCCGTGGCCTAGCAACGCGGCGTACTGGATGGTGACAAAGTTATATTCGCAGATGCGCGGTAAGAACCAGTCGGAATCAGAGCTTCGCAAGAGTTGCACTGAGGAGTTGGTGATTATGGGGCGGCGGATTGAATCTGGTGAAGAAATACCAAAGCCAGTTGTTCAGTTGGAAAAGCTACACATTCCGATCAGCAATGAAGCTGGGCTACAGAAAATTGCAGATATTCGCAAAAAGCTAAACCTACCGCGCAGAGGTTAGAAATGAGCAAGTGTTGCATGTGTCACCAGCATCTCGAATACGGCGACGGCCTCACGTATCACGGATTCACATCATGTGAGACGCACTACGATGGAATGGTTGAACGCGTTGATTCTTGGCGAGCAGATGCCTTTGAAAATGATACGCAAGAGCTGCGTGGAGTTGATGAACCTGCGCCAACAACACAGTGGAGATAATCATGACAAGTCGTGAACAGTTTGAAGCGCAAATTAGATTGCACGCTGACGAAAACGAAATTGAAGAGCGTCTGGCAACTGCCAACGGAGGAATGAACTATGCACATCCAGAGACTGATGTTGCATGGATTTGGTGGCAAGCAAGCCGCGAGACGGTGGAGGTTGAGATAGACAATCACACTGAATTTGAAATCGAGCACATGATTTGCCCTGATAAAGATGGCTACTCAGTTGGTTGGATTGATGGAAGAAATTATGCCGTTAAGCAGGTGCGTGCCGCTGGCATCAAGGTTAAGGGGGAGTGATGTCTAATTTAGCAACTCACCTAAACACCGGATTAGCTCTGATAGGCTGGACATACATCATGTGGAAGTCTGGAGAATGGCTGATGCGGATAGTCTTTAAGCAATGGGATAAGCGCCGCAAGATATCCCGAAAGCAGAGGGCAATAGAAGAGCTCTACGATGCTTTTGAGCTAGACACTATCAAGGATGGAGACCAAATGAAGGTCACCACGGCTAAAGGTCTTGTAATTATGATGTATCGACAGGGGGAGTTATGACTTCTGAAACTGATGATCTGGCAAACGTAGTGCAGCTAGTTCAGCCGGATAACGAAGAGAGAAAGCTGCTAAATATTGTCCCCACAAATCTGAAAACCTATCAACAGAAGCGCTGTAAACATGCCTTAGTGGTCAATGAAGAAAACCGAACAATCACATGCACTAACTGTGGTGTCGTGGTAGACCCATTTAATTACATCTTAGAGCGGGCAATTAACGCTGAGCACATCGTAACTGAAATAGAAACGCTTTATGCACGAGTAAAGGAACTACGTAACAACGTAGCCAACCTAGAGCGTGAAGAGAAGAACGCCAAGGCGCGGTTAAGGTCAGCGCGGACAGCAATTCTCTATGCTGAAAATGAGTGCAAAAACGTGGAACAGAAAGCGAGGTAACATTGAAACGAACAACGTTCTACCTACGGGACGGAACGATAAAGCAGAACCTCAAAAACTTCATAGACTCACTACCCACTGACGAAAAATTCCCTCTAGTAGTAACCATCGGTGACGCACCACGTAACCTACCTCAAAACGATAAATTCCATGCCATATGCGGCGATGTATCCAAACAGATAAGTCTGGGCGATATGTGGCTCCGTGACTGGCAATGGAAAAACGTTTTTGTGTCCGGTCACTGGATGGTTGAAAACAACGCTAATGAATCTCCACTGATTCAGGGCATTGAAGGGGAGTGGTTAAACATCCGAGAAAGCACCGCTCAGATGGGTAAGAAGCGCATGGGTTCACTTATCGAATATGCAACGGCTTACTCTGTAAACAACGGGGTAAAGCTTCGTGATGTCCGTTACAGCGGAGATTTCTACGGGAGGGCAGCATGAAGCTAACGTGGTTCTCGCACGAACCCATGACCACAGAAGAAGCTAATCAACTACTCGATAGATACAAAAACAACGGAGTGCAGGCCACTAAATCACTATCAGCAGACAATCGTCACTGGTTCGTTCAAGCACTTCTCCCTGAATCAAATTACCAACCTAATTCAAAAATACAGACATCCAAAATCTGGAGATAGACATGGCTAGACGTAAGTGCGCAATCTGTAGGGAGTGGTTCATTCCCCGCTTCCAGAATGAACGATGGTGCTGTCCTGAGCATGGGGCAGAGTTGGGCGTCAGGCTGAGCCTAAAGAATCGAGAAAAGGCGATAAAGGCGTTAGAAGCCAAGCGAAGGCAGGAACAGAAGAAAAAGAAAGACAAACTTAAAATCCGTAAATTAGCAGTAAAGCCCCTCAGTTATTTCGCAAAACAAGCCCAGACCGAATTCAACTCTTACATCCGAGAACGTGACTCAGCGGAGCCATGTATCAGTTGTGGGCGTTTTCATAATGGGCAATACCACGCCGGACACTTTCGCACCGTTGGTGGCAACCCAGAGTTGAGGTTCGATGAGGACAATTGCCACAAACAGTGCGCGCCATGTAATAACCACCTGTCGGGAAATATCGCCGGATACCAGCCGAATCTGATTGTGAAAATTGGCACTGAGCGGTTCAACAGGCTTATGGGGCCGCATGAGGCTTGTCATTACACACGGAAGGACTTTGAGCGCATCAGAGACGAGTACAAAGCGAAGCGTAAGGCGTTAAATCAGGAGGCTGCATGAATGCTGACATTCGAACCATACCCGACATGCTAGTCGATACATACGGTAATCAGAGCGAGCTAGCACGACGCTTACACATCAACAGAGAAACCATATCCAAATACCTCAACGATAAAGAGGCCAAGCACCACGCCATAGTAAACGGTGTATTTATGACAGCTCGCGGGGATTGTGGGAAGAACAGGTGGGCAAGCGATGAGACTTGAATCAATACCGAAGTTGTTTGCAGCTAAATCATCAACGATTAGCGACTCTCCACGGGCAACGGCAACGGATTCACTAACAGGCACTGACCTTATGGCCGCGATAGGGTTGGCAGACCTTAAAAGCGGATTCGGGTTAGACCTGTTTTTAGCGAAGATGGGGATCAGCAGTCCCGACCGTGCCGTGGAAAGTCTTGTTAAATATGCCCTCACTCAGACCAGTAAGCATAAGGCTATCGAACAACTTGATGACGATATTAAACAAGCAGTAGTGCAATTGCTCGCAAACTTTGCATATCAGGACTATGCCAGAAGCGCAGCCAGTACCCGAGAGTGCGATTGCTGCCACGGTGAAGGATTTATCGATGCGGAGGTATTCACGACGAAAACGCATACGCCGTGGGTAGCAAAAGAAATTGTTAAAAAAACGCTGGAATGGGGTGGCGAGGCAACGCCATCGGCCTATGAGGTGCGCCGAGAACTAAGGGAAGTGGTTCGCGTACTCTGCCCATCATGCAAAGGTAAGAAAGTGCTAAGCAATGCTTGTCGTTGTAACGGGCGCGGCGAGGTAATGGATAAGTCTGAGACTGAGAGGCAAGGAGTTCCGGTGTATAAAACCTGCTGTAAATGCTCAGGGTTAGGATACTCCAGACTGAAGTTTTCAGCGGTCATTGATGCGATCAAAGCAGTAATTCCTGCTTTGGGTAAAACGACGGCATATGACCATTACAAGCCATTCTATGAGGTATTGGTGAGTCAGTGTCACAAGGAGGAAGCTTACGCAGATATGATGCTATCAAAGGTGACTATTTAAGAAATATTTTCCACGAAAACTATTATATGTAGAAAATAGACATTGAAAGTCGCGGAAAAATGGACTAACCTTAGCTCTAACGGTGGGTTAATCCATTCGTTGAAGTGAAAAGGCTGGCTTAATCGCTGGCCTTTTTGCTTTCTGGATAATCGGTGTGACGCCAGAAAAACAATCGTGCAGTAGATAAGTTCGTCTCATTGACTGCTATCCCCACCTAACCGGCTGGAAGGTCGGTATGAATTCGATCCTCTTTTCTGAAGAGCGGTAATCAAAAATGTTGACACGGTAAACATAAATGATTATTATAATGACATGTTCAACAGAATGGAGGAGTGGTGAAGCAAAGCGAGTTTCGTAGATGGCTCGAAGCTCAGGGGGTTGAGGTTTCAAATGGCACGAATCACTTGAAGCTAAGACTAAACGGGAAGCGAAGCGTAATGCCAAGGCATCCCAGCTCTGAGATAAAAGAGCCGCTAAGAAAAGCAATCATGAAGCAGTTAGGATTGTAATAAAACCAGCCTCGAAAGGGGCTGGTACTTGCAGGCTTCACCATAACAATATGCGATATCCCGTAAATCTAGAACCAGACAGCGGCGGATTCTTCGTAAGCTTCCCAGATATACCGGAGGCACTCACGCAGGGCGACAGCCGCGAAGACGCGTTATCAATGGCGCTCGATGCTTTAGTTACAGCGTTTGAGTTCTATTTTGAAGATAACCGAAAAGTACCGCTACCCAGTGAAGTAACCGGCGAGTTTGTTGATGTGCCGCTTAGTGTGGCATCAAAAGTGCTTATGCTTAATGCCTTTATCGATTCCAGCATTACGCAAACCGAGCTGGCTAATCGTATGGGCGTGAAGAAACAAGAGATCACTCGGCTATTCGATCTGAAGCATGCGACTAAAATCGATGCGGTTCAAAAGGCCATGCGGGTACTTGGTAAGCGGTTAGAGTTTCAAGTTCTCTAACTAGATCAAAGACAATTATCAATCCACAAAGCCCTGAGTTAATAGCTCGGGGCTTTCTTGCATTTAGCGTCATCCAAAACCAACCAACCGCACTCACACATCCTCTAGATTGGTATGGATACGGGTGACGCTATTCCCTACACACAATTAAAGCGCCGTTCCCTACGGGGAGGTGGATATGCGTATGTCTAATAATCCCCATACTTGGGCAGATATCAGTGAAATCCTTGCATCATGGTGGCGTGGTGACGTGCCAATTGGTGGGGTAATTATGGCCGTCATGATGGCAGTTCTCAGAATGGCTTACTCCGGCAGTAGCTGGAAAGAAACGGCATTTGAAGGTCTGATGTGCGGAGCCATTGCTCTTACCACATATTCAGCTCTGGACTATTTCGATGTGCCAAAAGCATTAACCGTTGGCATTGGCGGTTTCATCGGCTTCGTCGGTGTAAAAAAGCTAAGCGCGTTTCTATCTGGCTATGTTGGTAACCGGTTCGGCGGAGGTTCAGATGCAGGTAAGTAAAAATGGTAAAGAGTTAATAAAAAATTCAGAAGGGTTTGAGGATAAAGCATATCCCGATCCTGGCACTGGCGGTAAACCGTGGACTATTGGATACGGCCATACGCATAACGTTTCAAAAGGTGACGTTATTACTCAGGCGCAAGCCGAGCAATTCCTCCGTGACGACCTGCAACCGATTTACATCACGATTGAAACCTGCGTTAAGGTTCCGCTTAATCAAAACCAGTTTGATGCATTGTGCTCGTTTATCTTCAATGTGGGCGGCGGAAACTTTGCGAAATCCACTCTACTGAAGAAGTTGAATGCAGGGGATTACGCTGGCGCGGCTGATGAATTCTTGCGCTGGAATAAAGCGGCTGGAAAGGTTTTACCCGGACTTGATATTCGTCGCTCTAAAGAACGTCGGTTATTCCTGTCATGAGTAGAGCCACTACCGCGCTGCTCGCTGTCATCATCGCTCTACTAGTTGGCACGTGGTACACGACAAGCCAGATGCAGTCGCTAAACACCCAGCTGAAAGAAATCACTCAGGTAGCCAATCAGCAGAAAGCAGACCTCGAAAACATCCAGCGACAACGAGTACAGGCCGCCGCACTGGATATCAAAGTCACACAGGAATTAGCCAATGCAAAAAGTGAAATTGAGCGTCTGCGTACTGACCTTGGTAACGGCACTAAGCGGCTGCGCATCGCGGCCAGTTGTCCAAAGCTGCCCGAAGCCACCGCCACCACCGGCAAGCCTGATGCAGCCAGTCCCCGATATGATGCAGAGTTTGAACGCAATTATCTCAGTCTCGTCGAACGAATCAGACAATCCGAAACAATGATTAACGGGTTGCAGAGTTATATCCGCAGCCAGTGCCAACAGCCTCACTTCGGTGGGGTTTTTTTATACCCAAGACCTAAAGGGCAATAAATGAAATATGACGCTTTGAACTTACCTAAATCATTAAATAATTTAAAAGATGAATCAAAAGTTATGCCGAAGGGGGATCCTTCTGTCGGTTATCCGCAAATTTGTATTCGTTCAAACCGTAAACCTGAACGAACTGATTTGGAGGCTATTTGCGAGATTGCAGATGAAGCTGCAGCCCAGTATCCAAATGACAAAGAGGCACGTGCAAAAGCGGTAGTTGCGGCGCTAAATAAAATTTTAGGTGGCGGAGCACTCGGACACGCGTGGATCATCGTATTTGAAAGCGAAAAGGTTACGGATGCTAATAGCCACCGTTATGGTTACCACGAGGGTTATGGATATACTAAAAACAAATCTAACGACCGTGTAGATCGTGGTTTTGCTTATCAACTGTGCATGAAAATTAGTGATACTCAGTTTAAAGATTTAGAAAACAAAATTATTCCACAGCTAAATATTGAAAGTACGGAAATTGCAAAAGGTTTCCATATGGAGCCAGGTAAAGGCCAACAGGGTGTATATACGCCTCTGACAAACTGCACTTGGTTTGCAGGAAATGTTTGGAATCGCACAATGAATCAGGATGTTGTATTTAATCAGCCATTTGATGGAAGTGCGCATGCAGAAGACTGGGGCATTGACGCAATCGAAAATGTCACTGAAGTAGCCGACCCCGGCATGTTGTCGGAAAGCATGAAAGCTATTTTAGGTAAGTAGCGGTAATAAATAAGTTCTTTCAAAAATGATATTGCCCCGCATCTGCGGGGCTTTTTTATATCTGCATTTCACCGCGTGCAAATAAACAATCAAATCGAAAACTAATCAAACTGCGAAATTTTCGTAGTTAGCAAAACCGCATTTCCCCGCGTACCGCAGCGCAAATAACCACATCGAACCCCACCCTTTGAAATGAGCCTTTGAGGAAGTCAGTTAGTGCTGGCGAGCCTCGATGGACTGATTTCCTATGCGGCAAAGGTTCATCTCAAAGTAAGGCAAACGCTATGAACAATTTACAGGTCATCCCTGATTTTGATTTTCGTCAGCTAGTATCGGCGGCAGAAGGTGAGCCGGTGACCGATACATTCCAGATAGCCAAGGCATTTGGCAAAAGACACCAACACGTTATTCGCGCACTGGAAAACCTTCATTGCTCGACTGATTTCACGAAGGCCCACTTTTGGGTTGTCGAGAAAATCAATGAGTTAGGGATATTTGATAAGAAGCAAAAGTACTACCGCATGGACTTCAGCGGCTTTGTCATGCTGGTCATGGGCTTTAATGGCGCAAAGGCTGACGCAGTTAAAGAGGCATATATCAATGCGTTCAACTGGATGACCAGCGAGCTTAGAAAATACAGTGAAAGCTATGAGGCAGAACGCAACGCCGTCATGCTCGAATATATGAAAGAGAAAGATGTGGCCAGTATGTCTGGGCGATTACTGAACCGCTGGGGGCGAGTAAAGAAACCTGCGTTGCTGGCTAGAATTGAGCGCATTGACCAGCGCGGACAAATATCTCTGCCCGGTGTCGCTAAAGCACTACAGGAATGAATTCCCCCGACAAGGAAAAAGATTGTGTAACCCCGTAGGAGGTGATCACTTTCTTGCAGACGGGTAAGCCGTAAGTCAGTTAGCACCTCTGCGAAGCGGGGCGAGTCCGGCGAATCAAATTCACTAATTTCAATATGGGGAAATTGCATGTCCCGAATAATCAAGCACTGGAATGTGATGATATCCACTCAGGAAATATTGCAGGTCGGCTCTAGTCATATTTGCATTGGGAAAAGCAGAACACACAAACCAGTTATCGAGCACGGCTTTCTGATGTTTGAAGACCATAAAGGCTCTCACACTGGGATTAATCTTTCAGAAGTGTCGATTTTCAGCATCGAACCAGAATTTGAAGAGTAAATAACATGGCAAAGCTCACCGACAAGCAAGAGCTGTTTGCCCGTGAGTACCTGAAAGATTTAAACGCCACTCAGGCAGCTATCAGGGCGGGCTACAGCGAGAAAACCGCCCGCTCCCAGGCTAATCGCTTATTGACAAATGTTGACATCGAAAATCGCATAGCTGAACTGAAGTCTGTTCGCAATGAGGAAGTTGGCATAGATGCTGCCTACGTCCTTCGCCGGTTGGTCGAGATCGATCAAATGGATGTTATCGACATCCTTCGCGATGACGGGACAATGCTTCCGATATCTCAATGGCCTAAGGTCTGGCGCATCACTCTTCAAGGCATGGATATATCGACATCCATACAGGAGTTTGATGAGAAGACAACTGAAACCATCCTGAAGAAAATCAAATGGCCTGACAAGGTGAAGAACCTCGAGCTTCTCGGCAAGCATGTAACGGTCCAGGCATTCAAAGAGCAAACCTCAACAGAGATTACCGGCGCTAACGGTGGTCCGGTTCGCTATGCCGACATGTCCGAAGAATTACTTGAAGAGAAACTGAAGGAGCTGGGAAATGGCAGACGCTCCAATCAGCTTGAATCGAAACGCTCAGATTTATGAGCTTCACAAAGAACTGGCGATTCGCTCTGCACGTAAAAACCTTCTCGATTTCACGCTGTACACAAACCCGCAATACGAAACGGGCTGGTTTAACGAGCTGCTCTGCGCAGAGTTAGATCACTTCCTTGATGAAGTAAAAGCCGGAAACATGCCTCGCCTGATGGTGTTTGCTCCACCGCGTTCTGGAAAGAGTGAGCTTTGCTCTCGTCGATTCCCTGCGTATGTATTAGGGCAGCATCCATCGTGGAACATCATATCGTGCTCCTATTCGTCTGACCTGTCTGACCGAATGAGCAGGGATGTTAAGCGCATTATCACTTCCGATAAATATGCTGACGTTTTTCCTGATGTGAAAATACCTTCAGGGCGCAGCCTGGCTGGCGGAATCAACAAAACTGAGCTATGGGAGCCAGTAGACGCCAAAGGCGAACTACACGGCGGCTCATATCGTTCTGCGGGTGTTAACGGCGGTATCACCGGGCAGGGCATGAACATCGGGGTAATTGACGACCCCGCAAAAGATTACAAAACAGCATCGTCTCCAACTTATCAGGAAGCGGTGATGGACTGGTACGACACGACGTTCTTCACTCGTGTTGATCCAAAGATAAACGGCATCGTCATCATCCTGACGCGCTGGCATCAAAGCGACCTTGCAGGCCAGTTACTCAAACTGGCTGAAGAAGGAGGAGAAAGCTGGCGTGTGGTTAGCTTCCCAATGGAGGCTGAGAAGGAAGAGATTCACGAGCTAAACGGCAACGTGTATCACCTTCGCAATCCCGGTGAAATTCTTTTCCCTGAGCGCATGCCACAAGAGTTCGTCGAGAAATGCAAGCAACGCGGGTCTCTGGTCTGGAACGCCCTGTATCAGCAGAGACCAACCGCTAAGGGCGGCGGACTGATCAAATCTGAATGGTTCGGTGAATACTCCGTATTGCCTCCTATGCAGTGGCGAGCCGTCTATGGCGACACCGCACAGAAAACAAAAGAGGTCAATGACTTCTCAGTATTCGAACATTGGGGGCTTGGCACTGACGGATACATCTACCTGATAGACATGATCCGTGGCAAATGGGAAGCCGATGAACTACAGCGCCGCGCCGTCGCCTTTTGGGAAAAATGCAAAACACTAAAGAATGGCCCACTTCGTCACATGGCGATAGAGGACAAATCATCCGGCACTGGACTGATACAGAACATCCGTAAAAAAGCGATATGCCCAATCAAAGCTATCCAGCGCGATAAGGACAAATACACTCGCCTGATGGACGTGCAGGGCTATATCGAGTCAGGTTACATAAAGTTACCCAGCAACTCACCATTCATTAACGACTTCCTCGTCGAGATGGAAGCCATCAACCCTGATTTCAATACGCACGACGACCAGCTCGATCCGATGATGGACGCCATTGATGAAATGAAAAATGGCAACGGTCCGTTACGCATATCTGAAGAACTTTTGAGGCTCGCATAGTGTTTGAACGCTGGAAAAAGAAAAAAGCTGAGCCTCCAAAGGAAGAGGCAAAACAGCCCATGTCGCTGGCTAATGCGCTGGCGATGATGAATGAGCAGGAACGCATCAAATCTGAAGGTGAAGTGCTTCGCAAGATTGAGCGCTATACACCGCCACCGGGAGTTATCCCTGAGCATATCGGGGATGCGGCTCTGGCGATGGACTCCACGCCGTACAGTTACCTGAATTCGGCCAATATCACCGCATATGGATACGGTGGCTTCCCCGGCTACCCATACTTGTCACAGCTGGCGCAGTTGCCGGAATATCGCAAGATTACTGGCACGATAGCAGAAGAGATGACACGCAAGTGGATTGAACTGAAGCACATAGGGAACGATGACGGCGATGACAAAGCCGATAAAATTCGCCAACTTGATGATGCGTTAAAACGATTTCAGGTGCGTGAGAAGTTCCGTGAAGCTGCTGAGCATGACGGTTACTTCGGGCGCGGCCAGATTTACATCGATTTGAAGACGCCAAGCGGTAACTCTGCGTGGCTGGTTCCCGATGAACTGGACAAGAAGCTCTACATCAGCCCGAGAAAAATCACCAAAGACAGCCTGAACGGTTTCCGCGTTATTGAGGCAATGTGGACATACCCGGGTGTGTATAACGCTGACAACCCGCTAAGCCCTGACTTCTTTAATCCGGCTGAATGGTATGTCATGGGGCGCACAGTTCACGCCAGTAGAATGCTGACGATGATTTCACGTCAGGTGCCTGACATTCTCAAAGCGGCGTACAACTTCGGCGGCCTGTCACTTAGCCAGATGGCTGAACCATACGTGCAGAACTGGCTCAGAACGCGTGATAGCGTTAGCGATCTGGTTCACTCATTTGTGGTGTACGGTCTGAAGACGAACATGAACAACGTCTTGTCAGGCGTTGCCGATCCGAACCTGTTTATGAGGGCTGAGTTCTTCAATAAGGTCCGAGACAACCGTGGAATGTTCCTTGTTGATAAAGAAACGGAAGAGTTTTTCCAGTTCGTGACAAGCCTATCCGGTGTCGACGCTCTCCAGGCGCAAGCACAAGAGCAGATGGCATCGGTATCAAGCATTCCCCTGGTCAAGCTGCTTGGCATCACGCCAAACGGGCTTAACGCTTCATCTGATGGTGAGATTCGCGTCTTCTACGACTCAATTCACGCCATGCAGGAGAATCTGTTCAGGAGCCCGCTTAAAACGGTGCTGGATGTCATTCAGTTGAACGAATTCGGTGAGATTGACCCTGATATCGATTTCGAGTTCCTTCCGCTGTACGAGCTTACAGAAGCCGAGAAAGCAGAGGTTATGAAGCACCAGTCTGAGGCTGACAAGAACTACGCCGAAGCAGGAGTGTTCGACCTCGACGCGATCAGGAGTATGCGCCAGTCAGACAAGGCCAGCCCATACCACATGATGGAATCCGAAGATGACGAAGAAGAGTACGAAAACGAGTCCATCGAAGAAGGATTCGAAGACCAAGACAACCCTTCGTCCAGTCAGGGCTAACGCCGGAGTTCATGAGTGGTATCGCGCTGAGCTTCTCAAGCTGGTTCGGGAGATGAACAAATCTTACCGGTACTGGCTTGAGACTGGCTACAAAGACAGCATGGCGATGGATGCCAGTCCGGCGAATGAGCTTAAGAGCAGGCTGGTGAAGCTCGGTAAGCAGTGGGAGAGCAAGTTCAACGAGATTGCAAAGAAACTGGCAGATCGCTTTGTCGATAAGACGCTGCGAAACACTGACGTTTCGCTACACTCCGCGTTAAAAGCTGGCGGCTTCACGGTTAAGTTCACGATGAACGATGAGCTTAAAAACGCGATGCAGGCAGTCATTAACGAGAACGTCAACCTGATTAAGTCGATACCTGAGCATTACCACACGCAAGTGGAGACGATGGTCATGCAGTCTGTGAGCCGTGGGCGTGACTTGGGCTACCTCACCGATGAGCTGGTGAAGCGCTACGGAATTACACGCCGCCGAGCAGAGACGATTGCACGCGATCAGAACAACAAGGCTACGGCGGTCATTCAGTCTGAACGACAGAAGAAACTCGGCATTACCAAAGGTATTTGGCGGCATTCACATGCCGGAAAGCAACCAAGACCATCCCATGTGAAAGCAGACGGTAAAGAGTTCGACCTCGATAAGGGGTTGTATCTCGATGGTGAATGGGTGCTACCGGGTGAGGCTATCAACTGCCGGTGTACGTGGTCTCCGATCATCCCCGGACTGGAGAGAAAATGATTGAAGTGTTCAAGGCGCTAGGCCTGACATTGATATTTGGCGGAGTGGTTATATCGATACTGACGATAACCGCATTGAAGAAAAATAACAGTCGCTGAGGCGGCTTTTTTATTGCCTGAAGAAAGGTAAAACCATGCCCGTACGCAAAGTTGATGGCGGCTGGCAATGGGGAAATCACGGCAAGGTTTATCCAACCAAAGAAGAAGCAGAAGAGCAGGAGCAAGCCGCATACGCCAATGGCTATACTGGCGACTCCGCTTTGGCATTCGACAGGGCAACGGTGCGATCCTTTGACAAGGATGGGCGGCTGCACATCGAATTGACGCCAATCAGCAAGGCTAACGTCTGCCCTTACTATGGTCGTGAAATTCCCAACTCCAGATCGCTAGGCCTACAGCCTGACAAAGCTTACTACCTGCTGCGCGACCCGAAAGAGTTAGCCAAAGCAGCATCGACATTCAACAACATCCCACTCCTTAACGAACACATACCGGTAACCGCCGCAGCACCTCAGAAGATGGCCGTGGTTGGTTCTACTGGTACTGATGCTGAGTTTGACGGGACTTACCTTAAAAACTCCCTTGTCGTCTGGGATGCAGATTCTATCGCTGGAATCGAGACGGACGAGAAGAAAGAGCTTTCGTCGGCTTACAGATATGTAGCCGACATGACCCCCGGCGTGCATGAAGGCCAGTCATATGATGGCGTAATGCGCGATATCGTCGGGAACCACGTTGCTCTCGTAATAGAGGGCAGAGCCGGATCCGACGTCGTTGTCGGGGATTCAATACCTACAGGAATGAAATCAATGTCAGAACTTACCAAAAAGTTGATGGCAATTATCACGCCCATGCTGGCAAGTGATGAGAAGCCAGAAGACGTGGAAAAGAAAGTACAAAAGGTTGTCGAGGACGAAGCCACGGAGGCAGAGAAAGACAACGAATCAGAGGCTGAACGTCTGAAACGCGAAGAGAAAGAACTCAAAGAGCGCGAAGAGCGTGAGCGTAAAGACCGCGATCGCGACCGCAAAGAAGCGGAAGACGAGGAAGAAGACGGCAAAGAGAAGAAGAAAGCCGAAGATGAAGATGATGAAGAGGATAAAGCAGCTATGGATGCCGCGTTAATCCGCAAAGCTGAAGAAAACGTGATGGGACGAATCCGTCAGGCCAATGAAGCGCGGGAATGTGTTCGCCCGCTTGTTGGTGATGTGAGTCTGGTAGCAATGGATTCTGCAGAAGACATCTACCGATTCGCGCTGGACTCCATTGGTGCAAACCATAAAGGCGTCCATCCATCAGCGCTGAAATCAATGGTTGAGTTTTCTATCAGCCAGAAGTCTGATTCTCGAAAACCTAATCATGGGTTGGGTATGGACTCAGCGGCAACAACTTCCTTCGCCAAAGCATTCCCTGGCGCAACCAAAATGAAACGGAGCTAAGCAATGAGCGGCTTTCAAAGTGTAATTAATCAGCAGCAGGCACCGGGCGTTGAGGGTGATTTCGCGTCTGCTAACCCGAAAGCAAGCTTGCTGGCGGGTGAAGGTGCTCTGGTAGCTGGCACCAATGGTGTAATCGTCGGTCGCTTCGCATGGGTAACCAACGGCGTTGTCGACAATACCGGTACAGGCGTTCCGGCTGGTTTCGTTCATCGTGAAGGTCAGGCGTCGATTACTACATGGCTGGCTGAAGCTTCCATGACCGTTCAGCCTGGCTTCCAGATGACCCTGATGACCGCTGGCGACTTCTTGGTGAAAACCGCAGTCGTTGCAACGGTAGGACAGAAAATCTTCGCCAAACTGTCGGATGGTTCTATTACCACTGGCGCAGCCGGTGCATCTATCTCCGGTTATGTAGAAACCAAATTTGTTGTTGGTAGCGCTGGCGCTGCTGGCGAACTGATTCAGATGGGCACCTGGAGCTAATCAATGAATAACGCAGAATTTTTACAACACAAAGCGATGGCTGAACGGGATTACGGCGTAATCCTTCCGGAAGCTAAAGCCTATCTGACCGACGCTGTGGCGAATAGCTACTCATACGCGATGGATGCCCAGCCGACACTGGTAACCGCCAGTAACGCCGGTATTCCGTGGTACTTTACCAACTATGTCGATCCAGAGCTGATTCGCATCCTGGTTACCCCGATGAAGGCGGTGGAAATCATGGGTGAAACCAAAAAGGGCGACTGGACTACTATGACTGCGCAGTTCCCGGTTGTTGAATCCACTGGTCAGGTTTCCAGCTATGGCGACTACAACAACAACGGTCAGGTCAGCGCGAACGTAAACTGGGTTGCGCGTGAATCCTACCTGTACCAGACCATCACTCAGTGGGGTGAACTGGAACTGGACCGTTATGGTGAAGGCCGTATCGCATGGGCTCAGCAGCTGAACACCGCTTCCGCACTGACCCTGAACAAATTCCAGAACAAGTCTTACTTCTTAGGCGTTGCTGGTCTGAAGAACTACGGCATTCTGAATGACCCTAACCTTCCGGCATCAATCACCCCGGGGGCAACAGGTACCGGTGGCGGCACTACATGGGCAACAAAAGACGGACAGGCTGTGTATGACGACATTCAGGCGCTGTACACGCAGCTGATCAAGCAGACCAAAGGCTACGTAGAGCGCGACAGTAAAATGACGCTGGCGATGTCTCCTGAGTCTGAGGCCAACCTGACCAAGACCAACATGTACAACGTCAATGTGTCGGATCAGTTGAAGAAAAACTTCCCGAACCTGCGCGTTGTCACTGCCGTTGAGTACAACACCGCATCCGGCGAGCTGGTTCAGTTGATTGCCGACGATCTGGATGGTCAGGACACTGGCTACTGCGCGTTTACCGAAAAAATGCGAGCTCACCCGGTTGTTGTTGATCTGTCCGCGTACAAACAAAAGAAAACCGGTGGCACCTGGGGTGCAATCATTCGCCAGCCGCTGGCATTTGCAAGCATGTTGGGAGTTTAATTCATGGCAGAAATGGTAAGTGTTGGCTGCAAATTGCCAAACGGCCTTCAGGTAACTCTGGATGGCAAAACAGTAATCCTGAACGGGGCGGCATCAACCGCCCTGCGTGGTCTTGATGGCGCAATTCCTGAAGGTGCTTTCGGTGTTACTCAGGTCGAGAAAGAATTCATGGATAAGTTCATGGAGATCTATCACGACGCGGCCTATATCCAGAACAACGCAGTGTTCATCCAGAAAGACGAACGCAGCGTGAAGGCTCAGGGTAAAGAACTGGAAAAAAACAAAACCGGCCTCGAAGGTCTTGATCCGGAAAATCCGGCTCCGGGCGTGAAAAAGGCTGACACCAAATAGCGGGAGCAGTGAATGGGCGTCGTAATATTTGACCCCGCCGCATTTAAGCTACGCTATCCTGAATTCTCATCTGTCGACGACGCACTCCTTCAACAGTATTTCACCCAGGCAACCATCTATCTCGATAACACAGACTTCAGTCGTGTGTCGGATTTGGCTGTCCGAGCAATGCTGTTGAATATGCTGGTTGCCCATATCGCCTTTCTGTATTCGGGCGCTAATGGGCAGTCTCCATCCGGATTGGTAGGGCGAATTGACAGCGCATCAGAGGGTTCAGTTAGCGTTCATGCGGATATGCCAGGGGTAACAGCAAACTCAGCATGGTACATGCAAACAAAGTATGGCGCTGATTACTGGAATGCTACGGCACCATTCCGCACCTTCCAGTATATAAGCGGTCATTCCCCATCAAATTATCCCTACGGATATTACCGGAGGTATTGATGGATAAGGTAATGGACGCACTGGATAAAGCAGTAAGCTCATTCGAAAATCTTCAACTAAAAGTTGGATTCCTTGAAGGAGCCACTTACCCAGACGGACCCCCTGTTCCAATGGTTGCTGCAACGAATGAATTTGGTAACCCGGCAAATAACCAACCGCCAAGACCATTCTTTCGCAATGCAATATCTGGACATGAAACGGAATGGCAAGAGGCAACAGCCAAGCTGATTGAAAACGGTGATGAGACCAGAGATGTTCTTTCTCTGCTTGGTGAAATAATCGTGGATGACATCAAGAAATCTATTCGATCCCTTGATTCTCCGCCACTTTCACCGGTGACCATTGCAAAGAAAGGATTTGATAAGCCGCTGATTGACACATCAAACATGCTAAACAGCGTTAGCTACGAGGTAGGAGAAATTGAATCTCAGACAAATAGCGAATAACGCGATCACCAGCATCAACCCCAATATCTCAGCAATCCTGAAGAAATACGCCAGTGAAACCATCGGGCCCGGGCGAAAGCCGGTTCCGTCTTATCTCCCTGATCAGAATGTCACCATTCAACTGCAGCCTATCAGCCGCGGCGACATGCAGCACGTCGACGGACTGAACATTCAGGGTCTGGCGAAGGTGATTTACGTCAATGGCAACTACTTTAGCGTACAGCGTGAAATGGAGCAGGGCGGCGATATCTTCGTTATTAATGGCGAGCAATGGCTTGTCGTCGAACCGGTGGAATTGTGGCCTGACTGGTGTCGTCTGATTGCTGTATTGCAGGTGAGCGCATGAATGATTTCACTGTAGATGATGTGATCGATGTGCTGGCTGGTTATATCGAGCCGATCGCCGGCTCATGTCAGCAGGCTCAGGCTAACCGCGTACCAATGCTAAAAGGACAGTTCTGCATCCTGACCCCCTTGCGATTTATCCGGTTATCCACGACGAGAGACATCAAGCAGGACACGGGCTCTCCGTCCACAAGCTCCATGGGATATACCGAAGTTCGTCAGGCTGATATTCAGGTGGATATCTACGGTCAGGGTGCAGGGGATCGGGCTATTGCACTGGAAACAACATTCACCAGCGGATATGGCTACGACGTCATCAAAGCCATCGACGCCCGGCTAGCGCCGCTTTACTCATCACCTGCCATTCAAGCACCGATGATCGACGCTGAGAGCCAATGGCAGGAAAGATATACCCTCACGTTATCCCTGCAGGCGCACATTACCGTGTCGTTCCCGCAGGACTATTTCGACAAAGCAGAAATTACAACCCAACAGGTGGATGGACGCCAATGAGCACAATCCCTTTATCCGTAGATTTTAATATCACGCCCAACGTCGTTACGCCTGCCGGTTCTGCGGTTGATGCTAACGGCCTGATGCTGACCGATAACGAGCTTATCCCGGTCGGCGCGGTACAATCTTATTTCTTATCCTCCGATGTCTCTGCTCTGATGGGCAGTGAATCGAAAGAATTCCTCGCCGCTCAGCAATATTTCAACGGCTACGAAAACTCATCAGTTATTCCTGGTGAGTTGCTGATGTACCGCATCGTTACTGCTGACGTAGCCGGATATTTGCTGTCCGGTAATCTGAAAGGTGTGGCGCTGTCTACTCTGAAGACAATCCCGGCAGGAACCATCACGCTTTCTGTTGACGGCGTGTCTGTCACCAGCACATCAATCGACCTGTCCACAGCAACAAGTTTCAGCGACATTGCATCAAAATTGCAGGTTGGCATTGGTGCGAGTGAGGTCGCGGTTGAATGGCTTCCGATTGCTAATCGTTTCATAATTCGCTCTGCCACTACCGGCGCGGACAGTGAAGTGTCTTATGTTTCTGCTGGCGCACTTGCTACCGGCTTGTTGCTCACACAGGCTACAGCAGCAATCGTATCTCCTGGTTCTGATGCGGTTACTCTGACAGACACGATGAATAACATCACCAACGTCAACCAGAACTGGATCTTGTTTAACTCACTGGTCGAACTGACCGATGACCAGAAAACAGAATTGTGTGCGTGGGCAAGCAGCAGCAAAAACCGCTTTGGCTATGTCGTGCATGACACCACGTCGGCGGGAACTGTCGCCAAAAACGCTGACTGTTTTGTGCAGAAAGTGGTTGTGGCTAATGGCTACGAGAACATCTTCCCAGTGTACGGCACATATCTGTACGGTGTAACCGCGCTGGCTTATGCCGCATCCGTAGACTTTGCTCGCACGAACGGACGTATCTCGTTCAAGTTCCGCGGTTTCCCTGGGCTGACTCCTAACGTGAGCGATCTGGCTACGGCTCAGGCTCTGAAATCGAATGGTTACAACTTCTACGGCGCTTACAGCCTGAATAAGACCATGGCTCAGTACGCATCTGATGGCGCGATCACCGGTAAGTTTGTCTGGCTGGATACCTTCATCGATCAGGTATGGATTAACGCCAATCTGGTAAGCGCATATGCAAATCTATTCACTAATAATCAGTCCTACCCTTTCAACCAAAACGGATATGGAGCTATTCAGGCAGCGACAATTGATGTTGCTAACCAAGCTCTGACGTTCGGAGCAATTCAGAAAGGTGTCGTGCTGGATAATGCACAAATCCGTATTGTGAATAACACGGTAGGCAAGGATATCTCCGCGACGTTGTACTCCGAGGGATGGTATCTGTACATCCCAACTCAAACCGGCGCAGCGCGTCTTGAGCGTCAGTTGCAAGGTGCAATTTTTTATTGGGTGGATGGTCAGTTGATCCAATCCATCAACATGTCCTCAACCGCTATTTTATAAGGGAATAAAGCATGCCTATAGATATCACATCGGCTAACAGTAAGCTGCGTATTGTCGTACCTGCTTACTTTCCTGGCGGTTTTGACGTTGATGATTACGCAGCCGATAACATGTTTGAAACCGGTGCATTACAAAATAAAGAAGACATGATGTCTGCGGATGGTAAATACCACGCTGGCTTCATCTTCAACCCGACAGAGTTCACCATCAACCTCATGGCGACATCGAATGCCAGCAGCCTGATTGATGACTGGGTTGCTGCAGAGCGAACGGCAATTTCGGCATTTGCATGTAATGCCACGTTGACCGTACCGGCTTTGGGCGCGAAGTGGAACTTCGTTAACGGAGTCCTCTATACCTGGACTCCGACGCCTCCTGGTCGCCGCGTTCTTCAGCCACGACCGGCAGTATTCCACTTTGAGACAGTCACACGGAGCGCAATCTGATGGCACGTAAAGAAATCCCCTTCATCGTCGAAGAAGAAGGCCGAGATAAGGGTAAAGAATTCCTCATAACTGAGATGTCTGCGTGGGATGCCGACTCTCTGGCGCAGGATATCTTTCGTGCTATGGGGGATTCTAACTACAGCAACATTCCGGCTGACGTGATAGCGATGGGCTGTGCCGGTCTGGCAACGGTTGGTCTGAGCGTAATCTCTGCATCCTCTCAGGAAGTTGCTCGACAGTTGCGCGACCGCCTGGTGTCGACGGTGGATATCATCATCACTAATGACGGACAGCGCCAGCAGCGCAAAGTGAATGGTTCTCTGGACTTCGAAGAGGTGTCGACCATTCGCTCCCTGCTGGATAAGGTATTTCAAGTTAACTTCGATTTTTTAACGATCGCCGGAGAGTAAAGTATTCCTTCCTTGAGGAAGATGCTCTACCGGCTAAGTTAGTGTCCCCCGTCAATATCTCATCAACCATCAACGCCATTATCTGCTCCGGCAAAGCCTCTTACCTAGATTTGCAGGAGAGACTTTCCGTAGCGGATATGTACAACCTGCTCGAGATTATTTCAGTGGAAAACTTCAATCAGCGCGTATGGCATAAGTATCAGGAGCAACGATGATCATCAACGAGTTGGCCTATAAGGTCACAATCAAGGCTGACGAGTTCCTGAATGGCAAGCGTAAGCTGAAAGATGAGGTGAAGCAGCTGGAGGGCGATTTTGACCGCTCCGGTAAAAACATTAGCCGAGCGCTGAAATCGAGCACCATCGATGTAACTCAGTTTGGCAGTGCGGCGGCGTCATCGTTTCGCGGAGCTTACACTGCCGCTGCGGGATTCCTCGGGATCGGAGCTGGGCTTTATGGCATTAAGCAACTATTCACCTCAACCTCCAACGAAATCGTTCGTGCGAGCAATCAGGCCAAGTTCTTTGGTACTGATGTGAATAAGATGTTCGGTATGCGCCGTGGCTTCCAACAGGCAGGACTGAACGGTGATGCGTTTATCGGTGCATCCGGTAATGCCCGTATGGCGCTGGCTAATATCAAAGACCCGACAATCTTTGGTGGACTAACCGGTGCGGCGCAAAACCTGATGGTGTTGGGCGCACGTACAGGTCTAAACATCAATAACCTTGGTGACCCTAACAAGGCGCTGGGGGAGTTCACCCGATACGGTAAATCCCATTCTCAGGAAAATCTGATGCAGGTGATGGCGGCGGCCGGGTTCGACCCGACAGACGCAGCCAAGATTAAATCTGGAGAGCTAAAGTCTCTGGTCGACTCTGAAACTAAGAAGTCGAACATCACTGCGGCTCAGGTTAAAGAGCAGGAAAACTTGCTGGTTACCCTAGGGCAACTGGATTCTGAGTTTGCTCGTATCAGAAGCGATCTCGCAATTGCCTTTGCACCTGAAGTCATTAGTGCTCTGAAACAGTTTGGTGACTGGATCAAAGATCACCATGGCGACATCATTGGGTTCTTTCGTGATGCCGGAGAATCGATTAAAAAACTGACAGAATCCGTTGGTGGGGCGAATGCGCTTCTGTTATTGCTGGCTGCCGGCTTGCGTTCAAATCCATTGGTTATGGCAGCTATTGCGGCCACAACGGCAGCCAATGCTATAGATAAAGCTAGCTCCGATGCTAAAGGCGAAGGTAAAAGTGTTGGCGACTATATGTATGACAAAATGCATGGAGATAAAACACCATTCATCACATGGGATTCGTTAAAGTCATTTTTCGGCATTGACGAGCCAGCACAACACGCGCAGTCAGCAAGAAGAATGCAGCAATCATCTGGAGAAATGGACGACCTGCTCCACGGCGTGATGATGACAGAATCAAGCGGGAACCCACTGGCATATAACACCGGTTCAGGCGCTGCCGGTGCTTATCAGTTTATGCCAGCAACTGCCAGAGATATGGGGCTGCGAGTTGACTCAACGGTTGACGAAAGGCTAGACCCGGAGAAGTCACGCGCCGCTGCTTCCGTATACATGCGCCAGTTGCTGAAGCGCTACGATGGTAACGTTGACAACGCTCTCAGAGCCTATAACTGGGGGATGGGTAACGTTGATAAGTGGATCGCCAATGGCAGTGATATTTCACAGTTACCTAAAGAAACACGTGAATACACAGGAAAGGTCTATGGGAACATGGGTAATACCCGCAACTATTACGCTACACAGGGAAGAATGGCTGACAACAGGCCATATCAGCTAGCGTCAAGTGGCGGGCAGCCTCAGATACAAAACAGCACGCACATCAACACAGTGAACGTGAACAGCAACCCGACAACAGTTGACGCACTGACAAAGAGTATCAATCAACAAGCAAGTCGCGCATCGACAAACGCTGCCTTTTCAAGTTCGGTAAAATAACAGCAAAATTCATCTTTTTTAGTGAAAAATTGCCGTATAATTTACTTTTGAAAAATACGGGGAAGCATGATATGCGACGGTCATTGCTGTATTTATTTATCTATGTTTTCACATTAATGTTCTTCGCTAAACCAATCGACACAATGATGGGATTTGATGCTTGGTATGCTCTAATGCTGATTGCTCTATGGGTTGTAATTTCAGCTGCTATTGTTCATATCATTCATTTTTGGCCTACGAAAATCCCCAATTAGATTAACCCGCTCCGGCGGGTTTTTTATTGCACGGAGAACCGATGAGCATTCTCAGTCTAAACACAGCAGACATATTTAACGCGATCGGCGGAGGCTCTCCGCTATCAATCATCGATAGCGTTCTCCACCCTCAGTATGTGATCCGCAATAGCAAGACAAATGCAGTGGCGTTAGAGTTCAGCGGCATGGCATCTATTCAGCCAGGCGGGCGGGCGCAGATAACTAACGCCCCGGTGGAGAAAGGTCAGTATCAGTCGATTAATAAGGTGAAAGAGCCTTCGCTTGTCAGGTGCGAGATCATCATTAGCGGCCTGACTGGGATGACTGGAAACATACCAAATATATTCGATCTGACGCTTACCAGCCAAAGTAGCACTCTTGAAACCATCAAAACGATGATGGAAACAGCCACCACGTATGACATCGAAACACCGAAAGAAACGCTACAGAGTTATGACCTTGTCGACCACGATTACAACGTAAACTCTCAGCGCGGCGTATCCATGCTTACGGTGTATCTTGTGTTTCAGGAAGTTATGCAGCAGATGGAAGTTGTTCTTTCTGGATCGCAGTCGAACAGCAAGCCAACCAACGATGAAATCAGTCAGGCAGTAACGGGAACCGGCTCCGCTACGAAAGATGCTGGATCTACACCATCGACTGTCGATGAGCTTGGAAATTCATGGTCATCGCTAAAATCTTCTGTAGGTGATATTGCTGGGAAGGCAACGAATGCCATTACGACAGGCTTTCAAAGCGCTCTGGTTACCGTTTCAAAGCCAGTTCTTGACGTAACTAACAGCGCCACGCAGAAAGTAGCGGAGTTGGCTAAAGAAATAAACGAGAACATCACATGAGAACTGTTTCCCTTGTTCCTCAGAAGTCGCAATCCATATCTGTAAACTTAGCCGGTCAGCAATGCACTATCCGTTTAATTCAGCGCGGAAGCTTCATGTATATGGATTTAACGGTAAATGGCAACCCAATCATGCAGGGTGTTCCGTGTTTATATGGCAACCGGATGATCAGATATTCCTATCTTGGCTTCGTTGGAGATCTGGTCTTCCTTGACAACGTAGGCCAAAAAGACCCGTACTGGGAAGGGTTAGGAAGCAGATATATTCTTTTCTACATAGAGGAGTGCGAGCTTGTACAGTAAACGCTCTCTCCGCTTTGAATTTGTAAATGAAACATCTTCATTCGATGAGTCCGGCAATAACACCATTTCCATCAGAGAAGCCAGGGCGACGGTTTCATTTCAGTCGGCGGGAAATCTGTTCGGGACTCAGATTAATGTAAGCATTTTCGGATTAGGTATTGAGATGCTGGCTGCGCTGTCGTCGAAGTCGATGGGATTATTTGGTAGCGATACAGAACGAATCAGCATGAAAGTATTTGTCGGTGAAACGGCGATATTTGCAGGGTACATGACGTCATCTGTAGCGAACATGAATTCAATCCCCAATGCCGCATTGATGATTACAGCCACAGCAAATGCAGACCTTCAGAACAAACCTGCATCACCATTCTCGTTTAATGGTGCAACGCCAGTTCCTGACATCATCAACGCAATCTGTAACGCGGCAGGGTACAAGGCATACATCACTGGACTTGATGGTCTGGTAGTGACCAACCCTCATTATGAGGGGAGTATTTTCACTCAATTAGAATCACTCTGTAACGATGTTAATGTGGCGATGTCAGTCGCACCCCCATCAATTTCGTTCTGGCCGCAGGATAGCACCAGAGATGATGTAATGCCGTTTATCTCGCCTGAATATGGCCTCATTGGGTATCCGATATTTTCAAACGGCGGACTGATGTTTCAGACCCAATTCTCAACGCTGCTAACTACAGGAAGAAACGTTCAGATAGAGACATCACTGCCTCATGCCAGCGGAGTTTATAAGCTGACCAGTGTTACCCATGAGTTGTCTTCATGGATGAATGATGGACCATGGCATTCAATATGCATTGCTTACAGAGTGCAGGGAGAGGGTGGTAATGGCTGAAAATTTATTCACACCAACCAGTGCGCAAGTAAATGAACCAGAATCGCTGAAATTCACATTCGAAAGGCTCCTGTCAGGGGCCTTTTTTATTGAGCTTGTGAAAGTTAATGCTGTGAGAGGTACTGCTCCGAATCTTGTTGTCGATGCCATTCCACTGGTAACCAGAACGGATCAGAGCGGGGCGATGATTCAGAACTCGACCATATTCAATATTCCGGTATTTCGTCTGCAGCGAGGAAGCAGCGCAATCATCATGAATCCCGTTGCGGGAGATATTGGGATGATCGCCGTATGCGACAGAGACACAACACTAGTGCGAACCAACCGTAAAGAGTCGGTTCCGTCCAGTGGGAGAAAGCACAGCAAATCTGATGCGCTGTATCTTGGTGGCTTCCTGAATGATCAGCCCACGCAGTTCATTGAGTTTGCAGACGGCGCAATAAATATCGCAACCCCAAATCCGGTAAACATCACGTGCTCATCTGCAACGGTCATCGCTCCTGACGGGGTGACGATGACAACCCCAACGCTTCATGTAACTGGGGATATGACAGCAGGTGGAAACATCACAGATAACAGCGGCACACAGAGCGCGTCGCTAAAAACCCTGCGAGACAACTACGACCAGCATAAGCATCCGGTTGAAGGAATTCAGACGGGTGGTTCAACAGTCAACTCCAAAGTAACGGATAAACCAACATGACATACAGAACCATGCAATTAGACACGTCTACATGGGATTTGATGCTGGACGGAAACGGTAATCTTACAATTGCCGATGAGTCGTATTCCGTCGCTCAGGACGTTGCCAGCGCATGTCTGGTGTTCTCTGGTGAATGCTACTACGACAATACGCTCGGGATTCCTTGGAAGACTGAGGTGCTTGGGAAACGTCCATCGCCAGGATTCATCGCGCAGAAGATGCAAACAGAGGCGCTCAAGTTACCAATCGTTGATCAGGCTCTGGCGTCCGTATTCTTTGACAAAAACACCCGTACAACACGCGGCACGATCCGCGTCACCGATATAAACGGCAATATTGCACAGGCCACTTTATGACGACATTAAATACAGCCGTTCCTGATGTCACCATCACCGAGAATGGCCTCTTGGTACCGGACGTAGCAGATGTTCTTTCCGGTAGACTAACTGACATGTCGACAGCGCTCGGTGGTGGGGCTAGTCAGTCTCTCAGCTCACCGCAAGGGCAGATCGCACAGTCAGATACTGAGATTGTCGCCCAGGTGTATGACAAGCTTCTGTGCCTGTTTAATCAGATTAACCCTGACTACGCAACGGGTAGATTTCAGGACGGTTTCGGTCAGATTTACTTCATGAACCGAATATCGGCGCAGGGCACTGTTGTTACCGCAACCTGTATTGGTCAGGTCGACACGAAAATTCCTGCGGGAAGCACAGCCATTGATATCAATGGGTATATCTACCAGTCTATCGACATCGCCACCATACCGGCGTCGGGGAGTATTGATGTTCAGTTTGTCAATAACACTACTGGACCAATCCCTTGTGCAGCCGGTGCATTAAATCAGATTTACCGAGCAGTATCTGGATGGGATGCGATCACAAACGTTAGCCCTGGCGTAGTTGGGGTAGATGTTGAATCTCGCATTGCATTTGAAACACGTCGCAAGCAGTCGGTCGCGAGAAATAGCCGCAATCAGGATGCATCAACACTATCTGCTTTGCTTGCAACAAATGGTGTACTTGATGCCTATGTATGGTCAAACAGAACTGCAGCTACAGTAAATCAGGGAGCGACCAACTTCCCGGTGCTGCCACATTCGATTTACATCTGTGTGTATGGTGGAACTGATGAGGATGTTGCTGAGTCAATTTTCCAGACCTACAACCCGGGCGCAAACCTGAATGGAGATGCCACTTTCACGGTTTACGATAATGTGAACTATCTACCACCATATCCTTCCTATGTAATGCAGTGGAAAAAAGCAACGCCGACTAGGGTTTATTTTATCGTTGAGCTGGATAGCTCTCTTAATCCACCCAGTGATATCACATCACAAGTGAAAAGCATGATCGCCTCTGTTTTCAATGGCGGATATGAGGGGATAGGGAAAGCGAGAATAGGATCAACAATTAACGCCGGTAAATATTATGCACCGGTCATCTCAATATCACCTGATACCGTTGGCATTTTATCTCTTGAAGTATCAATTGATGGATCAGCGTATGGCCCAGCCATAACAATGGGTGTCGACCAGGTTCCGACAATTCAGGAATCAGATATTACTGTAACTCTATCGTGAGGGGGGGGCATGTGGGAAGACACAATACTTACTCAATACTCAGCAAGCAAAAAATTATTGTCCATCATAGACACATTTGACCAGGCCGTAAGCCTTAATGATTTCACTGAGGAATTCATTAAAAATGTATGGGATTTAACTACCTGCAAAACATTCGGCCTTGATGTGTGGGGGAAAATAGTAGGGATAAGCAGATACATTGTTGCGCCAATCGACAGCAACTCATTTGGATTTAGTGAAGCTGACGATGGAAGTCAGGATTATCCATCACCATTTAATGATGCACCTTTTTATAGTGGAACTCAGGAGACAACAAATGTCAGGCTTGGAGATGACGCATATAGAACATTGATATTTTGTAAGGCATTTACAAACATAAGCATTGCTACTATTCCTGATATAAACAAATTCCTAAAAATTCTTTTTTATCAGAGAGGCAGAGCCTATTGCGTAAATTATAGAGATATGACGATTGGAATAACATTCGAGTTCGAATTAGCTCCATATGAGAAATCAATTTTGATGAATTATAATGTAACACCAGTTCCGAGTGGCGTACTGGTAAACATTAGGCAAATTGTTAGTCCATATTTGGGATTCGCGGAAGATGCTTATCCATTCAATGATGGCACATTTTATAGGGATTAAATATGAATCGTACAGATTCCCCAGCCAAACAACCGAAACCATTTGGTATCAATGGACAAAGAGAGCCAATTTTATCAACTACTCCATCTGGAGATAATGCGGCATCTTATGAACTAGGGTTTCCACCAGTTACAATGATTCTAAAATCTGCCGGGGGACTTCCTCCTAAAGGGCAAGATATGAATCAAATACTATATGAACTATCTGCACTATCAAGATGGACAAGCACAAATGCAATAAATAGATATGATGCAACATTCTCAACCTTAATTGGGGGGTATCCACAAGACGCATTAGTGCTCGGTGATGATGGCATTACTGTGTGGAGAAGTAATATAAATAACAATACGAACAATCCCAACACCACAGAGGCAGGATGGGTAAAAGTAGCTAGCGATATTTCTTCCATACTCAAGCTAGGAACCGCAGCAAATAGGGATGTGGTAACATCAATGTCGGATGTTACAACAGGTCGAGTTCCTGCCGTTGGCTGGATGGGGTTAGGAAACGCGGGTTATGGAGCCCTTCCTATGGGGGTAACATCGCAATTTCTTATTTACCCTACCAGTCAACCAGAGGTACCCGCTAATTGTGCAGGATTCCAAGCTGCATATGGGAATACCCGACGAGCACAAATTGTGTTAGGCACTAACGGTAACGTATATAGTCGCTTTAGTTCGTCAAGTGATGTTATTGATACAACCACTGAGTGGGCAACCCACTACACAACTAAAAACCCCCCTCCCTCCATAGATTTAAACAACTATTACACAAAGCAACAAAGTGACGATAAATACCAATTAAAAGGAAATTATGCATTAGTCGGTAATTCTTACACCAAAAGCGAAAGTGATAATAAATATCAGCTAAAAAATACAGCATCCCTAGCCGATAATGGTTGGCATAAGGATACTTCCACTGGGATTATTACTCAGTGGGGAACTTCATCTGGTGGCAGTGGAGCTATTATTTATTATCCTATTGCATTTCCTACTTCAGTAGTAGCCGTCATTGTAATGGATTGCAGAGGAAACAACTTAGCCACGGTAACAAGCCGTACGCCATCAGCATTTGCTCTAGCTGCAAATGTTGGAACAATTCAGTTCAATTACATAGCGATAGGTTACTGATTATGTATAGATTTTGTTCCGAAACAAATTCATTTTACCCACATGATATGAAGGACTTATATGTATCATCAGGGTCATGGCCAGAAGGAGGGGTTGATGTTAGCAATGATGTTTTTTTATATTTTTCTAGCCCGCCTCCAGATGGAAAAGTTCGTGGTAGTGATAATGAGGGGAAACCTGGCTGGGTGGATGCTCCAATAGCATCACGAAGTTGTCTTATTGAGCAAGCAGAGACTCTCAAGCAATCGTTGATGGTTGAGATTAACATGGAAATATACCCGATACAGGATGCGGTTGATTTAGATATCGCAACAAGTGAAGAGAAAGATTTATTGCTAGCAATGAAAAAATATCGCGTCTTGCTTAGTAGGGTTGATGCTAGTAAGGCTCCTGATATTAGCTGGCCAGAGAAGGATTATTAAAACATAAGTAATGGGGAGGATAATCCCCTCCCCGTTCAAGTGCTTAAAGATATTTTTTTCTCATCATAAGAAAAGGTTTCTCTATTCCGTTGAAGGTTATCCATGAAATAAAAATGCAAACTGGGAAAATAATTAAAATAGTAAAGAATAAACTATTATTGAAATGCAAATGATTACTAAGTTTATGGGATAAAATCAGACCAACTGGCAGATGTGTCAAATATAAAGAATAACTTAACCCGCCAAGGTATGCTAAGGATGAATCAATAAGGCCAAAAAATTTGATGTTAAGCGTGAGATATCCCATTAAAAAAAGACTCCAACCTAGAGCCTCGATATTAAATGAAAAAATATTGTAAAAATTAGAATGGCTTCGATAAATCATAAGCATACTTACGATTAGCAACCCTAAAAAAATCATGCTTAAAGATTGAGGTATTTTAAAACCCTTACCCTTTTGTTTAATGTAGTAATACCCAAATAGAACACCCCATAAAAACTGATCTAGCCTTCCGGTTATTGAGTGATATAGATTGTCATAGGAATTTGAGCTTGAAGAGAGTACTATTAATGATCTAATAATAATCATGCATAGCATAAATAAAAATATTTTTGACGTCCCTTGTTTGTGCATTATATTTATAATAAATGGGAATATTAAGTAAAACTGAAACTCAACTGCTATTGTCCATATGGGCCCAGATGGAAAGATATTATTTCCCCATCCCGTGTATGGATTACCAGTGTTTAACTGGAGTGTTAAAACCCTTAAGATGTCAAGAGGGGTAGAGTTTTCACGATTTATAGTAATAATAATGAAGAATATTACTAATAGAAGGGGAAGTATCCTAAAAACTCTGTTTGTAATGAATTTCTTATAATCAATATTTTTTTCTCCTGCGTCGGTTATAACACAAAAAATAAATCCAGAAATAACAAGGAACAGACTTACCCCAGTGGAACCGCTTTTTATCCATAGATAAAGGAAGTCTACAAAAGAATTGACTGAATCCGGTTTATCAATTCCATTGCTAAAATGCATAAAAACAACTAAGGATATCGCAAAAAACCGTAGATGATCTAACCTAGAAAGGTATGTGTGGTTTTTTGTTATCATCTCGCCCTCTTCATTTAAATCAATAGCTTATGAGTTTCTAAAAAATTATTATTCATTTTATATTTAATTAGAGACTAATGGTAGCAATACGCTAGCATTAAGTTAGGACTATTGTTGGGGGGGGGAAATTGGATTGTATAATCCATCTTAATTGCCTGCCTAATCAGAACCTTCTCGAATTCTTCCGTTCTACTCCTTCACAATGCCCAGCATCGTAAATATACTGTATGTATAAACAGTAATAATTGAGGTGACACATGGGCTTCCCATCCCCAGCAGCAGACTACATCGACAAATCCTTAAGTCTCGATGAGCTATGTATTAAAACACCGCATGCGACATACTTCATGAAATGCCCTGACTATTGTCCGAGCGCCGGTGTACTCAAAGACGCACTCCTGGTCATCGACAGTTCGAAGCGACCGGTTCACGGAAGTGTTGTAGTCGCTGAGTTGTGCGGCGAGTTCGTCTTGCGCCGGTTGTTGACGATGCCAGTGCCTTGTTTGGCCAAGCTAGAAAATTATGATGATGTGACGTTCGCTGATGAAGAAACAGGATTTGAAATATTCGGAGTGGTGACACATGTCGTCAATGACATGTCGATGAGCGAGTTTGATGACAACCCGTGTATTTGAGGGGAGAGAGCTCTATCGCAGTTCACCAACTTGGTGGCCTGCGGTAATTCTCTGGGACAGATTTGGGACTGGTGACCAAAGGTTGCCTTCAGTCAGTTACCGTAACTTTCCGTGCATTGGGACGTGTGAGCGCCGTGTAGTGCGGTAAGTTACTGGTTTATAATGTAGTTCTTAGAATTCGTAATGCGAAGGTCGTAGGTTCGACTCCTATTATCGGCACCATTCTACCTATTTTAACGTCTCCCTAAGTCTACTCAAACACCCTTTAAGCCCTTATAATACGCGGTTTCACGGCCCTTATTGTCTCTGCTCGTCTACTCACGTTCACAGAAATCTACGGTGAGTTGGGGGTATCAATGGGGGTATTAGCTGTTCGGTCTAAAGGAGATACCCCCAGATGAAGCTCAATGCCAGACAGGTCGAGACTGCCAAGCCCAAAGATAAACCCTACAAGATGGCTGATGGTGGTGGCCTCTACTTATTGGTTAAAACCAACGGGTCACGCTACTGGCGTTTAAAGTATCGTATCGATGGAAAGGAAAAGTTATTGGCGCTGGGGGTATATCCCGATGTGTCCTTGGCTGATGCCAGAGCAAAACGTGATGAAGCTAGAAAGGGTATCGCTGGGGGTATCGATCCTTTAGAGGTGAAAAAAGAACAAAAAGTTGAGCGTGAAGCGCAGGTCAAAAACACCTTTCAAGAAATTGCGCTCGAATGGCACAACATGAAAGTGAAGAAATGGTCTGCGGGGTATGCCTCTGACATCCTTGAAGCGTCCAACAAAGACGTCTTCCCGTTCATTGGTCAACGCCCTGTTGCAGACATTAAACCGCTAGAATTGCTAAACGTGCTGAAAAAGATGGAAGACCGAGGCGCGACCGAAAAAGCCAAGAAAGTGCGTCAACGCTGCGGCGAAGTGTTTCGCTACGCCATCGTGACAGGCCGAGCCGAGTATAATCCCGCGCCAGATCTCACCAGTGCCATGCAGGGGCATGAATCTACACATTACCCATTCCTGACCACCGAAGAGCTTCCCGCCTTCTTTAAAGCCCTTGCGGGTTACTCTGGCAGTGAATTGATGGTGCTGGCGGCAAGATTGCTGATCATTACTGGCCTGAGAACCGGGGAATTGCGCGGTGCGTTATGGTCAGAAATCGATACTAAGAAAGCGCTATGGGAAATTTCTGCTGAACGCATGAAAATGCGTCGTCCCCATATCATCCCGCTCTCTACCCAAGCGATAGCCATTATCGAACAGATCAGAGCAATGACGGGGCAATTTCCTTTACTGTTTCCGGGACGCAATGATCCAAGTAAGACCATGAGTGAAGCCAGTATCAATCAGGTGTTTAAGCGAATTGGCTATACAGGCCGGGTTACGGGTCATGGTTTCCGTCATACCATGAGCACCGTTCTTCATGAACAGGGCTATAACACCGCATGGATTGAAACCCAACTGGCGCATGTGGATAAGAATGCTATCCGTGGCACCTACAACCATGCGCAATATCTCGATGGCAGACGTGAGATGCTGCAATGGTATGCCGACTACATGGTAAGCCTTGAGAAAGGCGGCAATGTGGTGCAGGGAGCGTTTAATCGGCGTGGGTAAGGATAACGGCTGATAAAAGAAGGGCTATGTCTTAACGGGCATAGCCCTTTTTCTTGGCTAAAGCAGATAAGAATTAAGTCAGAATTTAAACTGATATTGATTAACTAATTGATTAATATGAAAATTATAAAATGCCTTAAAACAGCAAAATAAATAGCACTTATTGCTAAATCTCTCTACACCCCGCCCAGTGATAGCTCTCCCGCCATTTCATCTGTTTTTGTATGAAAAACACTCAATTCAAGTTCAATTCTGATTTTCCGAGGCTTGAACGTCATAAGCGATCTGCAGATACTACATTCATCAAAACAACAACGGAGAAATATATGACAACAAGAAGACTTATTCGCCTGCCGGAAGTGATGAATAAAACAGGATATAGCAAAGCATGGATTTATCGACTTATTAGCCGGGGCGTATTCCCAGAACCGATAAAGATTGGCATAAGAGCCAGAGCTTTTGTTGAAAGTGAAATCGATGAATGGATTGAAAATATTATTCAGTTTTCACGTAAACATGCTGATTAATGAAAAATACACTATTAATACGATGAGGAGGTTTTATGTAAAACGTTAAACGCTGTGTTTTTTACAATATTATAAAATAAAAACTAAAATATTTTATGCATTAATAATGCAGGGTATTTTACACTTTAAACAAAGAAAAGGAAAAATATATGAATAAGAAAAATAATGGTTTTGATAGGATCGCTACTGAGATGTTTCTACTATCAGCGATGAAAGAGTATTACCGTATTTATTGGGATATAGTCAAAAAAGGGCCAAAAGAGGCATTTAATTTACTTACTGATAATCATCACATGGAAACAGTCTATGACCAAGTAATCGAACGAGCTAAAAAGGGTGTGGCAAAAAATAAGCGTTATCTTATCGATTTCGAAGGGGTGAGAATGGAGGTAATGACGTTGCATACCAAAGCACTAGTGTTAGCCTATATGTAAATCTATTTGGCCCCTTCTTGGGGCTGAAAAAAATCAAATATTAAATAATCATATAAAAGTGAGGGTTAATTATGTCTAAAAATAATAAAGTTAAAAACAAATCTACAAAACTGTTCCTTGATCTTGCTAAAAGATCGTTTGAGGCAAGTTGGATCAGTTTACAAAATGATCACGATGGGGATATAAGAGAGTATATTAGGGATCATGATTTTATGAGTGCAACTATCATGTGCGTGATAATGCATATTAAAAATAACTTTGAGAGTTTAACACAGAAAGAAGGAAATAATGGAAATATTGACGAGGTTGATCTTAAAGTTATTGCTAATCTGTTGGTAAGGCATTCGTATTTATTTGTTCATAAATCTTTGTAGTTTCCTTTGATGATGTATTCGTGTCAAATATACAAATATTTGCCTTGTAAGGGGCAGATAAAAACACTTATGACAATAGGAGAAAACTGATGATTGATGAGTTCCACGTTATGTTTATGTATAAAAAAATCCAAGCTGAAGCCGCTACTACTGATATGAAAACATTGAATCAACTATTGAAGAAGTTTCGAAAAGTGGTAGAGGAGCGGCGTGAGGAGTATTATCAGGAGATTGGTGAAAATAAGGTGCGTAAGCTAAAGATGAAAAGACTCCTCAAGTTGATGGCACGAGATGGCATTTCACCGCAAGAACTATGAGACTGGCAGTAGCCAGTCTACAAGAAATATACTCATTAAGTTCTATCGAAAATTAGTAAAATCGGTATTTGCGAAAGTTTGATGGGTATTAATCTCTACGTTTTACATGTTGTTATTAGCGGCTATCGCCACGATCATTAATGAAAAAATCCATCATTAACAGGGACAAGCCCTGTCCAGCGAAGTGATTGTTGTAGACAATCACCAAGTGCTGCTTTAATAAATAGTTTTTTGATCCAATAGCAAAAATATATTTATGTCAGCATTAGGGCGTAGCCGTGCGTCAGCACATGAGCGTTAGCTCATAGATGGTGGAGATTTTCAAAAAAAGATTTTAGTTAAATAGAAAGGAATACTTAGCAATAAATAATTAGAAACCCCAGATGGCGATCATAAAAATCGCCCGGTTTCTTTTAATCCTCTTAAGTATTATCTCTTACTTCTTGCAAAATTAAGTTAAGACAAAAACGGCCTGTAGCCCTTGGGGAATAAGGCTTGTGTTAGAAAACCACGACTGACTATACGGTCAGTATTACTGACTCTGTAGTCAATTCTTATATCATTTTTAAGCTAAAAAATGACAGTGATTTAAATCATCGTCACTGGAAAACTTGCGATTTATAAAATATTTTCGCAAAAAAATATGCAAAAAACTTGATATCTGTTTCATGCATGGTATTTACTTTATTATAAATAAAATAATAAAAGGTGATAATATGATTAAAGAAATGGAAGTTGACTTGGATTTAGGTTTAAACCCTTTTTGCTTTGAGACAGAACTAAAGATTGAGACAAGAAAGAAAAATCTGACTGTTTCAAGAGGAACGGAACTTATCGAAAGAAAAGATGCCAGTCGAAGCTACTTTGCTAATATTGTGCATACACAAGAGGTTGATAAAGAAGAGTTCATCAAACTCTATACATCACAAATAAAAGCCTACTTTGATCTCACGAAAACAGCATACAAAGTATTTTTTATCTTTTTACGTATTTATCAAGATGCGATAGGCAAAGATCATTTCTACCTGAGTTGTAAAAAAGCAATGTCTCTTGCGGAAAAGATAGATCATTTTGTCTTATCTGAATCTATCTTTTACCGGGGGATAAAGGAACTCATCGAGAAACGTATTATTGCTAAAACTAATGAAAAAAACTGGTATTTCATAAACCCTGCAATTGTTTTCAACGGTGATAGGGCTCGCTTTGTTTCTGAGATTAGAAAAAAGAAAGAAACTATAGAGATTGAACGAGATGAAAGCGTTACTGATAGCGGAGGAGACTATACTAAAAATGAAGATAAGCGTAGGTCTATTGAGTCAGTCATTCAAGATGTAAATAGTCAAGAAGACATCGATGTGCTAATCGCCAGATTACAGGCTAAAAAGTCGCAGGGATTCGCAAAGTGCGGAAGTATAAAAGTCAGCACCTCAGTTGAAAACATAAGTCTTGTGCCACCAGATGAACCATTATATTGGGATGATATTTAGGAAGACGATTGATTTACAAGAAAGGTGAACAACTAATAAATCAATACGACACATGAAAAAAATAATATAGTAATGATAACAGTTAGTTTTTTTCAGATAGTGCCGTCGATCGGATGACGGCCTATTAATTATTTATCTGCTTTGCAAAATCAATCCAACAACCCACGCGATACCTTACTCGCCGTCTGGCTGAAATTATATCGGTCAACAACATTTCCCTTGAACCAGATCTCAAGGGAGTTCATATGCGCTGTGTTGCTGTTCTTCAGCAGTGCCAGACCGGGGATGTAGTTCGAGATCTGACTCTCGCCTGACATGCTGGAGTAGGACCACATTTCCTGCCCATCATTGGTGGCTCGCGTTTGTGGTTCCCCGAATGCGTTAATAACATCTTGCTGGGTAGTTTTCCCTTTAACGATTTTGTTTTTTACGGTTTGTTGCGATTCGTCTTTAAGGGATTTGTTGCCGTAGGTGGTGCAAGCGGTAAGAGGCAGGATCACCAACGCAGCAATAAACATTTTTCTCATGTTAACTCCATATAAACAGTAAACGTAAAAATAGGCGCAAAGAATCCGGGGCCAGCGTTGTGCCGCATCTGGCTATTAAGTCTCATGTAAATCAATAGTGAAGAAAGCCGCTTATCAGAAGCCTATGAGTTTTTCTATCTAATCAGCTAACGGCATCCCTCATGATTGTTTTCCCTGATGCTGCATTAATAAAGGCCAAGCAAGGGCTATAGGGCAGTGCTGGCTGTTGGCCATTGGGTTTGACGTTCTACCCATGAACCAACCCACAAACGGTCCAGTGATCCTTCTGTTCACTTTATCCAGTAACGATTCATCTAGCAAGAAAATGATCGGTATTACAGATCGATAAATTGATATTGATAGTTTGTGTCGATTGATAATTCCTTATCGATCGGTGTTTTAATTGTTTTAATCGATCGATATGTATTTAATGATAGATATTAACTATCATTATTTTGATTTTGATCGTTACAAACGATATGACGGCCCACAAAAATAATTTAATCCTATCAATTGGTTAATCAGGTGGTTTTGTTGCGTTATGCCAGTAAGAACAAGCCTTAACGACTACAGATGCGCTGCAGACAACCTCTACATAACAGCATTTTTGATTATCAGGATGGATAGGAAGATGAAGAAGATTTTACTTGTTGCTGGCACAGCTCTTGTTCTGGCGGGATGTGGTGAGAAAGGTGATTTTGAAAAAGTGATTAATGCGAAAATTTCAAAATCAAAGGTGTGCTACTCACTGCAGAACAATGACTTTGCGTTCAACAAAGGTTTTCCGGTTAAGGTTAACCAAGGCTACCGTTCTGCCGGATACAATGCCAGTGATGAAATCCTGAATGGGCTTGCTGAACAGGGGCTGCTTAATGTTTCACAACAGCCGAACGGCTTTGGCAGTGTTGATGTTTTAGAGGTTACAGATAAAGGACAAGAGGTCGATTTCTGGAACCGTGAGGAAGGTGCCTGTGTCGGTCATCGTGTTGTTGCTGAGATCACCAGTTGGACTGAACCGAGTGACGGAAATGGCGCTAAAATCACGCAAGTCACCTATACGTGGAAACTCGATGGCGTTCCGAGCTGGGTTGATAAAAATGCGTTCTCTGGTGTGAAGGGAATGGCTGAACCAGAAGAAGCCAAAATTGTTCTGGTCAAGACCAATAACGGTTGGAAAGCTAACTAAGGGCGCGAACATGGAGCAAAATAAAATCCAGTGTCCTTTCTGCTTAAAGGAAAGCCAGCACGGTGTTCAGGTATGCACAAGCTGCATGGCGACTGTTCTGTATGGAGTTTATCCACAGTGGTATGCATGTGTGGTTATATTACTGACCTTTGGCCTGTCAGCTCTGATTGGTATGTCCACGGGTATAGCTGGGGCTACTATCAGTTTACCGATTATTGCGATAGTTGGGTTTGTGGCTGGGAAAGCCATATTCTCTGATAATGTAGTATTCAGGCGAAGGATGTAGTTATATAACTCAGTAATAGATCACGCTTAAGTGAGGGCAAACACATACATGTGCTTGCCCATTTACTTACTTTCCATGATTAATTTTGTTATGCGCCATAGAAAAAACTATTCCATTCATCACTATTTTTTCTTCCCAAAATAAAATCATTATGTTTTGATGAGAGTAAACTTATTTCATTGGAAATGTGCATGAAACAATTTCTGAATCTAGTCACTTTACCAGAGATAATGTTATATCTTTCTTCTGCTTTTGTAACAAAATTAGATGTCAATTCCACTATTTTTTCATTGTAAACGGATTCAGTTAAACTTAAGTCATGTGCGGCATGATTCCTCATCCGCCTCAAAACATTAAGAATGTTAAATAATTCCTCGTCAAGAATTTCCCTTTCATATAAAAATAAAATTTTTTGTTCCAGATTGGATTCTATAACGAATATTTTCTTGGTTTTATTTCTTTTTTTTATTTCAATTTTTTCATGTTTAAATTTTTCATTTATTATATCTGTGATAATCTTTTCCATACATAATGTATTAGATATTATTTCTGATCTCTCATCAAAATATATGTTTTTTAATATAGAGGATAGGTTTATTTTAGGATGGGGTGGGCTTATGATACGAGTAAAATTCATTTCAATGTAATGAGGGAAGATGCCATCTAATTCATTAATATTTTGGATAAGGATAGAGTTTATTTCTATGCTGTAGTTTAATCCATATTGTGCACATTTAAATAAATTAAGAACATCTTTAAAAAATGATATAGCTTCAATTTTTATTGTTAATCGATCTTCGGAGTATTCAATTTCAGCATGATTGTCTTTGTCTAAAGATAATCTTTTTATAATTTGTTCAGAGTTAAATCTTGAGATGTTTATCTCTTTTAAAATAGATGATTTGTCGGGGTAAGCGAAACTCATAAACTTTATATTAGAGTCTTTTGTAAAATCAATATCATTTTTTAACAAATAAATAGGGCGATTCATTATATCAAGCCTATTAAAAGTATAATGTGTAATTAGAACAGAGTGCGTACTCGAGCGTCAATGCTGAAACGCGTAGAACTTATAATTATCTGCTTCGATAACCTGATGGTTTCAACTGTGGTGCAGGCGATTTCCTGTCTGCAGCAGGTGTTGGCATATAGTCAAGTTTGCTATCAGACAGTGCTGACTTAACCGGACGGCTTGGGAAACGCCTAATCTCCTCCTTGGTAGGCTTGTAATCATCACTATTAAATTTGACACGTCTTTCATGCTCAGCACGTGGCACATAGATCCCCTGCACTTCATCAAACACATAGTTTTCGGCAATACGCTTGTCATGGTCAACATCAGGAGCGACAGGCTTCTTCTTGGCCCAGACGAATTTCTCTTCTATGTATTTAACTACCAACAAGGTGAAACGCTTGAAAACACCACTCCGACGAGGTTTGGCCTGCTTTCTGTTACTTTTAACAGGAGCGCGTTTACCCGCTCTGGCAGTTGGAGATGATAGGGGTTTCAGATTAGTGCGTGTATGAGGTGCAGGGGCAACCAGAACAGGTTTTTGGCTTTCTGAGGATGACGACTGCGAACCTGTTTCAGGCAATATGATTTCAACAGGTTCAGACATTTCGGATACAGTGAAACTTCTAAGGTCAACAACGATCTGCAGATCCAAATCTTTGAAGACACCATATGTGGCCTGAGCTTCCTGTTTCATCTCATCACGAACAGCCTGTTCAGCAGCACGTTTCTCCTGAACCTGTTTGCTGTTCCACTTGGCACGATGAACACGTTGCATAGCTGGACGGCTGGTCAATGTTGCCTTGGCAAGCCATAACGCTTTTTCTTCAACATCCAATGTAATAGCGGCGTTTTCGAGTGCTTTAGCGTGTTGAGCATCAATAGAACGATGATCAATACGTTCATTACTGCCAGCAGCGGCAAGATAGCGATTGGAAATCACTGACCATGATTCACGCCAAAGAGTTACGTTTTTCTTGTCGTTCCAGCTCCTTTCTTTTTTACCAAAGCCATCAGCGGTGATCGGTTTTAATGTCAACATCACATGTGCATGGGGATTATTACCATCCAAATCGTGGAAGGCTATATCGGCAATCATCCCCTTATCAACGAAATTTTTCTGACAGTATTCAACAACCAGTTTTATCTTGTCTTGATTGCTCAGTTCACAGGGAATAGCTACATCAAAATAACGGGCTGTTTGACCGTCTTTTTGACGCTCAACCCTTTCTACTTTATTCCACAGGGTGGTTGAGCTTTCGATAATATGAGCAGGTGCAGAAACGGGAGCTAATATCTGATGATGGAATAAATCTGTTCTGTGGCTAAAATCGTAGGTATTACCAGTGCGATCATCTGTTATTTTACAACGCGCATGGTAGGCAGCCTTCCTACAGGAAGACATGCCCTCTGAACGTTTTACAATTTTAAACTCCAGATGAAAAATCGCCATATACTAATTAACCTCAAATATAACTATGCTGCTGTTATTTTTTCGTAAGAAAAAATTTTGTGTTGACGTTGACCTTTCTTTTAGCCTGCGGCAGGCAACCCCCGGTAGGGCCCACACGCTCACGAAGTGAGTGTATAAGTGGGCATTGTTTTTTCTAACAATGTAAAACCCTCTACTTAATTAATACGAAATATATGAATGCCTGTAAAACAAAACGCCGAATTACGCGGCGCAATCTAGATGAAAGGGCGAAGTATTCCTCGATATTACCCGGATGGGTTTTAGGTGGTGTCCGAAGGACAAGGGAAGTATTAATTTATCCCGCCGTAAGGCGGGAAAGCACTAAAACAAGAAAATAGTGGCTTTTATCTGTGGTTTTCCCTGTTGCACGATTAACAGGTTAGTCATATAAATCAGAATTAAAATTTAACAGGTGAAATTAAAAATATTAACGATAAAAATTGAGTAACGTGGTGAGTATTAGAAAAAATAGTTAGTGATTACCATCGCATAGTGTTGCTATGAAATAGCATTAATGCTGTGATATGGACTTTAAACATCAGTCTTATGAGTTTTAATTTTATTAAATAAAATGAGTTTCCTGTATTGATAATTATCTAAAATATGGTAAAGGAGAATATATAACAAACAGAAGGAGATTTAATGTATAAAAATAATGATGAAGCCATTGATTGGGAAGCCAAAAAACTTCTTGATGAAGGTGTTTATACCGATACAGAACAAGCCTATTTAGAAGCGGAAAAACGAGTGAATCAGGTAAGGGAAAAATTCAGAGAGCATCAGGTTAAACAGCAATTTAAATTGAAGATAAAATCAATCAAGAAAAAACTGAATAATGATGACTATGCGAATATTCCTTATAATAAAAATAGAAAATATTGGGGGGTGACATATGACAACAAAAACGATTAAACAGCAAATTGCTTCAGCACAGGAACGCCTATACTTCTTGGAAGCTAAAAAAAAACAACAAACGAAAAAAGAAAATACCCGTCAGAAAATTATTTTCGGTGCAGAGGTTGCCAAAGTCTTAGGATGTGATATTGGTTATGTAGATAAGGAATTAGTCTTTGGGGTTTTACTTAACATACACAATCTTCATGAGAGTGATCTTCAGATTTATAGAGCACAAGGCCAAACCTATATCGAAAGATTTTTAAATAAATCCAAGTCCTAATCATGTTTTTCACGTCCAAACGGTGAACCGACCTAAAACTCGTTTTAGGTCGGTGAACTGTTGAGCAAGCCCTAGAGGGCGCGGTAGTTATTGAAAATAGCATATAATAAATTTGTTTTTAGTTTTAATTTAATTATACCATTAATGTATATCATAGGAGGTATTTTTAATGTTGGGTAAAGTAAAAACGTATGCAGTTCAAAATAAAAATCAACTAAATGCTTTTATTATTTGTGGTCTTGTATTGTTCTCAATAATTTCTTATTTTGTGTTGTATTTTGTTGATCTAATAGATGAAAATGAAAGAATGAACTATTGCCTGACACATTACAATGAAGGGAAAGGCACGACAGAAGCAATGATAACAATAGCAAGAAAGACCTGTATCAACTACCCGATGTATATAAATACAAACCCCATTGCCAATCATTAGTGTCTTTTATGATTTCTCTTTACATTTTACCTTGAACTCTTTTTATTTATTACTCTCCCGATGGAGGTAATACAGCATGGTTGAGACAGAATCTTGGTCAGCATAATTTTTGTGCGTTGAGGTCTATCAGTATTCCAGTTATTGCTGACAGAAGTGGTGGAACACAATGTTCATTAAGTCAGGATGTAAGTGGAAACTGGTTATTAAAGCAGGCATCTGGGTATTCCATTGTGGTCTGTAGGGCTGTTTGTTTCTGATATAAATATAATTTTTTTCATTAGGTATTCTTGATCTAATGATGTTGAAATTATCACCATGATAAATAATTAACGCTCAATTAAACTTTTGAACAATTTATCAATATCCATGTCGTTGCTGGAAATATTCTCATACCGATGACTTTCACCTATAATAGTATTATCATTTTCTTCCTCATCTGTTTTTTCGAATATTTTACTTTCCAATGTCATAATTTCAGTATCTAGATTAATGTTCAATTTCTTTGCAATGTTTTTTACACCTTCAATTTCTTCTTCTAATTCTGAAACATTTAACTGGTTTAGGCTTATATGATCAAAAGATGACTTAACAACACTCAGGATTGCATTTGTTAGATCTTCGGATAAAGGTAGGGGATATAATGTTAATGTCTCAATGAGCTTATCTATCGAGTTTTTATCAGTCAAGTAAGCATCATCCTCGTTCAATAACTCCAATACACAAGTGCGTAAATTAAACTGAGAAGTTGTAATATCACTATCACTCCACCCACTAGAGTTTAAGATCCATTTTTGAAGTGAGTATATATAATAAACTTCTGCTTGTCTGTACGGAATGGAAGATAAGATTTCTCTCCATCCTTGTTTCGTCATAACATGAAGGTATCCCTCATTTTTTCGCTGATCACTGACGTTTATTTTTTTCTCTAATTTAAGTAATGTTAAAATCACAGATGCTTTTCTGCACTCATTGAGAACCCATGTTTTTATAGCAGTGTCTTCATTGTACAAAATAAAATTTAAGATTCTTCCCGAGAACTTATCTTGACAATCAATAAATTGCACTTTTAAGTTATTAAAAAATTCATCAAAAGTAAAATTTATCCTTTCAGATAAATCTAATAATTTTTCAATCTGTTCATAAACAACACATACATCAATTAAACTTAAAAGTGTGGAGTATTCTTTCGCTAATGATTCTATAAATTCCTCGACAGATGGGTTTTGAAATTGGATTATAATATATTCTTTTTTTCTATTAACACCCTTAAATTGATTGCTTAAAATGAAATTTCCATCAAGTTGACGAATTGCATCACTAAAGTCCATATCAACTTCATAGCCATTACTTTTAGGATAAAAGAGTGCAACTGCTTGTTTTAGTGTATTTATTTCAACTTTTCCATCGAAGGACCAAAGCGCTAGCAGAATTTTCTGCGCCATTGGGCTAATCTCTTGCTTGAATGGATGTGCCCATAGAGTGATGGGGTTATCAAATTCTTTTTTAAAAAAAGCTATAAACTCATCTACTGATATTGCTCTGCTATTAGCATAATTACACACAATTTCAACAACTCTTGGGTTAAATGAGTTATGTGTGATTACATCCCTATAAGCTTTTGTTTCAATGAGTTTTTTTAATCTTTCGTCCGGGAGATCAGAAAAATATAAATGATTAAATAAAATTTGAGCTCTTTCACTGCGTGCATATTCATCTAACGATAAGGTGTATTTTACAAGTTCGTTAGCTCTATCATCGAAAGAGCCATGCATTCTTTTAGCATCTTCTAGAATATATTCCCTTGTGGTTAAAATTAATCGAATATTAGAAAGGTTTGATACGTAATCAATCAATGCAAGGAGTGCTCTATCTTCATTTTTTTCAAACTTTTCAGAATTGAACCGCAATCGACCTAAAAAATCATCATAAACAATTATTAAACGTTGTTCTGAAGCCTTTTCTGAATGAATTAACGACCATACATCCTCTATGTTATTAAAAAGCCAGACAGGTTCAAAACCGTCTTCCATATAGTGACACATGATCATTTTAGCCAGTGTTGTCTTTCCTATTCCGGGATTTCCAACTATTAATATATGGTGGTTTTTTTGTAAAAGCTCGATCGCAATGTTTAATCCAGAGTGAGCTACTAATTTACTAGAATGACGACGTGTCTGTTCTAAACTTGCATCAGTTTGGGAGAAAATACGAGCGTTTAATATTTTTTCTAAAACAGCGGTGCTGGATATCCAGAGTTTAAAATGTGCTCTTTCAATCTCAGGAAAATCACGAATAAGTTTATTAAGATCTGCAGGGCTATAAAAATCATCATTAGACTTAACCCACGGGGTTAGGATTTTAATTAAATCTTGCTTGTTTTTTGGTGAAAGAGCTACCGATGTTGCTATGATATATCGATTTGGTTGCAGTTTGTTTAAATTTATCAGTTCTGAACTCAAACTACGTTTGAGCTCAGAGAATTTATGAACAGCATAGCGTTTACACTGTACTATCAGATCACCAGAACCTTCTAACGAGAGAGAATGACGTAAATCAATGCCTGAATCTTTGCCCTCTTTGAAAGATTCAAGGCGTACCCCCAAGCTTTTGGAAAGCAAATCACATACCAATTGTTCAAAATCATATGGAGAAAGCATCATGAAGTCATAGTTCACTTGATTGCCTCTTAACGCAGATGAGAACTAATGTTAACTAATTATGATTTAAAATCAGATAGTTATACAATATCTATAGTTGATATTTGCGAAAAAATATCTTATCACACAACAATCTATCTATACTAATTATCTCCTACGTATTTCTTTCTAATCGGGTTGAAATCGTGATATATATCATCAAATTACACATTTCAAAATATGTTTTTTTAACCCATATCAATAAATAGTTACTCTTAAGATGCATGATCACTAAGATTAGATAATATGTATCTCAATGCTGACAACGATTATAATTAATAGAGGGCTCATGAATAAGCTGCGAATTAACTTTGAAAATTGTTATGGTATAAGATCGTTAGAGTATGATTTTTATTTTAATGATCCCAGAAAAATAAATGCTTATGCGGTTTATGCTCCAAATGGACTTATGAAAACATCCTTCTCTAGAACGTTTGAGAAAATATCTCAAGGGGAAATGCCTTGTGAGGAACGTTACCAACGTCCTTGTAATTGTGCTGTTTTGGTAGATGAAGGTCCTATAAATCAAGATGATATATATGTGCTGAAATCTGAAATTGATATTAACTCAGATAGTCCAGCGATAACAAATATTCTAGTTAATCCTGATTACAAAGCTCGCTATGATGAGATGCTTGTTGGGCTTGAAAAGCAAAAGAGTAAACTACTAAATTATTTAAATAAAATCTCTGGAGTAAAGAAAGCTGATTTGGAGCAAACAATACTTAATGATTGTCAGGCTATTAATTTTTCTCATTGTATTTCAGAATTACTCGGATTGCCTCAGCAGTACGAATTCGAGCACTTTAGATACGCTACAATATTTGATCAGAAAGCTATTGACGTCTTAACAAGCCCAGAGTTTGTATCCAAAGCTAATGAATTTAATGAACGTTATCAAGAGCTTTTTGAAAATTCTGGTTCTATATATCAAAAAGGTGTTTTCAACCCAGCTAAAGCCGATATATCATTTTTAACATTAGATAAACAAGGTTTTTTTGCAGGTGGGCATCGTGTTCATTTAAAAGGTGAAGATACCTCAATTGATAAAGAACAGCTTGAAATAAAACTTCAAGAGATACATGCAAGAATTGATAGTGATCAGACACTAAAATCGTTGCGGATTAGCCTCGCTAAAAATGCTCAGACTCAATCTCTTGTTGAACTTATAGAAAATATTCCTGCAACAGAAGTAGAACTTCTACTACAAAAAATTAAACCTGCAAACATACCGGAATTTAGAAAAGAATTATGGGTTCATTATATAAAAAATAGTTCTGATGCCGTTGAATATGTTTCCCTATATGGGGATAGTAAAGATGAAATATCTAGCATCGAAACTGAAGCTGCTCAGATAGCGCCACGCTGGGCGAGTGCGGTTGAACGTTTTAATGATAGATTTGTTGATATGCCTTTTACGCTTTCAGTTGAAAATCAACAGCAAGCTGCATTAGGCAGAGAGCAGGCGAAGCTCAAGTTTGTTTTCAATGATGGTGTCGATGAAGTTAAATATTCTCGCGGCGAAATAAAAAACCTTAGTCAGGGAGAAAAAAGAGCGCTTTATTTATTGAATTTTATATTTGATGTTGAGTATAGAAAACAAAATAATAAGAAAACGCTATTTATAATAGATGATGTGGCAGATTCTTTCGATTATAAAAATAAACATGCAATCATTCAATATTTGGAAGATCTTAATCAAACGACCGATTTCTATCAAATCATATTGACTCATAATTTTGATTTTTTTCGCACGTTAGCTAATAATTTTGTACATCGTGATAGATGCTTGATGGCTAATCGTAATGCTACTTCGATATCCTTAACTAAAGCTGAGGGCATAAAAAACTATTTCATAGGAAAATGGAAAGATCATATCATTGATAATGAGTGCATTTTATGTGCCACAATTCCATTTTCTAGAAATCTGATAGAATATACTAAAGGAGATAACGATCCTGATTATCTTAAACTTACTAGCCTTCTACACTGGAAAACAGATACTGGACAAATAACAGTCGCAGATTATTATAGTATTTATAATTTGACATTTAATACAAATCATCCCCTTACTGATAACCGTTTTTTAAAAAATATTCTTTTCGATAAAGCCGATGAAATAAGTCTGCGTGTTGAACATGATGGTTTAAATCTTGAGGACAAAGTTTTGCTTTCTATTGCCATAAGATTGCAAGCTGAAATTTTTCTTACTAACGAACTACGTAACTTGAAGAATGATATTAATTATTGGTGCCAGTCTAAAAATCAATTTGGCAGCTTGGCAAAGGAATTTAAAATTAACGCTCCCTCGCGATCTGAGAATAGAATAATTGAAAAAGTCAGTATCACTGTTAGCTCTAATATTCACCTGAATTCTTTTATGTATGAACCAATTCTTGACCTCACAATTGAACATCTAATACGTTTGTATCTGGAAGTGAAAGGGATGGGGCAAGTGGCTGTTTAATTTAAATTTATATTAAATTAATCGAGGCGCGATGTTATATCAATGTTGTGCCTCATGTAAAATCTATTAGGAAGGGAAATAAGTGGTTTTATGTTGAGGCCTTCATCAAGGGAAGGGCTGATTTTAAAATGAATGCTGTGAGTGCATTACTAAAATAGTATATTCTTTCACTATAACACTTTGGATTTTTTATATTGGAGCGTCATTATTGTTTATTGGAGCGTTATTTATGGTTTTTACTAAATTGCTGGGCATACCTGTCATTTAGTCGCTTCTACCAGACATGTTCGAGTGAGGCATGACAAGCCAGCAGTAGTGTCACATGATAGAGAAAATATCCTGCTCCTCCGTTCTCGCAAGGGCTAGCCAAAAGCGAAACTCTACTCCATTCAGCTTTACATAAAATCCATTGGGGGTATCTTTGGGGGTATCACCATAGATGAAACATGTAATTTACATTATAAATCAATGAAATATTTGGTAGGTATTGTTCCTATTATCGCACCATTTCAAACTCTTTCCAGGTCTATCGAAATCAACTCAAAACCCGCATATTGCGGTTTCTAGCCCATATCCAACTGGACTCAATCGAAATCAAGTCACAGTTGGGGGCATAACTAGGGAGATGCCCCCGAAGAAGCTTAATACGCGACAGGCAGACGCTGCTAAACCTAGAGAGAAAGCCTACAAGCTAGCAGATGGAGCAGGCTTGTATCTTGAAGTTGTTCCTTCTGGTTCTCGATTATGGATAACAACCTCAGTCTGGAAGAC